TTTTTCATCAAAAGTAATTAATCCATTGCTGTTTGTAATATATAATAGCTTATCATTATATAACACTTTTTTCTCAATTGAACTATTTTTACAATATCTAAATATAATAACATCAATAGACGCATTTGCAAACATTTTTTCATTATGCGGGTGATAAATATGAGTAAATGTTCCTTGTGTCATCATACTATTTAATAATTTTGAAGCACTTGTTAATTTTAGAAAATCAGACGGAACAATAAATATTAACTCGCCATTAATGTCAAGTAAATTATAACATTTTTCTGTAAAATCAATATATAAATTCCCCTTTTTAGTTCTAACATAAGGAGGATTTCCTATTATAGTTTTATATGTTTTTGTAAAATGTTGTGTCATAAAATCTCCATAAACAACATTAGTTTTTTCTATATTATCTAACAAGTTGATATTATTATCTATTTCATACATATCAAATGTTATATCAGGTAGCCTATTATTAATAAATGTTATTAAGTCTCCACGTCCAATTGAGGGTTCTAATATATTAGAAGGACTATTTAATATAAATTCAAACACTTTTTCTTTAAGTTCAATATGTGTTGTATAATATTGTCCTAAATCGTGCTTTGCTGTCATATTTATTAGTATTTAATAATATTTATTAATATAGTAATTTTTGTAATAAAAATTCAATTTTTAAATATATAAGCTACTAATTATTTATTGCATTATTACTAGTAACAGTAATAATATAGATTTCCTTATCACTATTAATAGTAGATACATTAGCTAATTGTTTTTTCTTATAATAATCACTAATATAAGAATGTACTTTATAATAACTAACAAAAGAAATCGAAAACATTGTAACGCAACTATTAAATATCATTAAATAATTATTATCGACAATACTATAGACGACCCAACATAAACTATGAAGATTACCCAAGAACAAATAATAGGAGTCAAAATCTGAAACCGATTTTGTACGATACGTTTTTATAATTTGTGGTACGTGATAAATAACATTAATAACATTACAAGCAATAAGAATTCCGCTTTTAATTGTATTATTTGTAGCCATTAATTAATCTTAATTAATCTTAATTAATCTTAATTAATCTTAATAGCTATTTTATTAAGATTAATAGCTGTTAAAATAATTGTAAAAAAATTATATAAGTTGCTTTCAATTTTAATAATGAACTTAATGAAATTAAAATATATAAAAAAAATTGATAATATACATCAACAATATAAATACTTCATTATAATTATATATATTATGGCTAAGGAAGTAAAGAAGGAGCAAGCACAAGAATCAAAGATTTTTGTATTAGTAGATACGAGTTATTGGATATTTTATAGATATTTCGCCATTATGCAGTGGTGGGGTCATTCAAATCCAGAAACACCTTTAACAAATCCATACGAAAATGAAGAGTTTGTAGAAAAGTTTATGAAAACATTTAGCGAATCGTTAGACGGCTTTAAAAAAAAGCAAAAAATACATAAAAAAACGGCAACAATAATTGCAGCGCGTGATTGTCCTCGTAAAGACATTTGGAGGAATACACTGTATTCGGATTATAAAGGTACACGTGACAAAGGCGACGAATTTGGTGGAGGACCATTTTTCAAGCATATTTATCAAGATGCCAATAAACTTTTATATGAGGCCGGTGTAAATAGCGTAGTCCAGTTTCCTAATTTGGAAGCTGATGATATTATTGCACTTACTAAGAATTATATTCGCAATAAGTATCCAACTGCACAAATATATATTATAGCAAACGACCACGATTATTTACAACTTTTAGATGAGCATACCGAAATTGTAAATTTTCAAAACAAATCTTTGAAAGAAGGCAGCAAAGTATTTAGCGAACCGCAAAAAAATCTGTTTTATAAAATTGTATTAGGTGATAAATCCGACAATATTAATCCCATTTTTAAGAAATGCGGTCCAAAGACGTGCGAAAAGTATTATGAAAACAATGAATTGTTTTTAGAAGCACTTAAAAAGGAAAATGCTTATGAAAAATACGAACTTAATAAAAAATTAGTAGATTTTAGAGAATTGCCTGACGAATTGGTTGCTAAATTTCTTGCGGAGAATGATGCGATATTAATTAAATTATAAATAATTAAATTATAAATAATTAAATTATAAATAGTTAAAGTATATATAGTTAAAGTATATATATTTAAATTCAATGAACATTTGTATTGTAGTAGCAAGATATAACGAAAATATAGAATGGACAAAACAATTTTCAAACGTAATTATTTATAATAAAGGACTTCCATTGGAAAATAGTTATAAACAAATTTTTTTAAATAATGTAGGTAGAGAGTCCCATACATATTATAAACATATTTTTGATAATTATAATAATTTAGCAGAATATACAATTTTTTTACAAGGAAATCCATTTGACCATTCACCAAATATAATATCTAATTTAAATAATTATATTAATAATAAAGAGTTAAATATTGATTTTGAATTTTTAAGTGAATGGATTATATGTTGTAATATAAAAGGATGTATACATCATCCAGGATTACCATTAATAGAAACATACGAAAAAATATTTGGTGAAAAAAAAGATAATATTAATTTTTTATTTGGTGCGGGTGCTCAATTTATAGTATCAAGAAAAAGAATCTTACAAAGACCAAAAGAATTTTACTTAAATATTATTAAAATATTAGAAACAAATATAAGTCCGATAGAAGGATATGTTATTGAAAGATTTCATAAATTAATATTTGATTGAAGATGTTTAATATTAGAATATTTTTAAAATTTTTAAAAAACTCTTAGAATAAATTATGTACAATACTATTATTAATAATATAATATTACTAATAATAATGTTAATAAAATACCCGCTATTAATTCCAACATTTGGCCACGGTTCAACAAGTTTAATAGTTAGCCCATATGCGACATTAGCAAGTAATTTTTTAACTGGCTTATGTATATATAATTGTTCGCTTATTCAACGAAAAATGCTATTAATTTTTTTTTCTATTTATCATATTGCTGATGACTTTAATATAAAGAATAACTTTTATAAATATTCGTTTAGTTCGCTATTTCACTTAGCTTGGCTTAAATATCCTCTACTAAGTAAATGTTATTTGACGCTATATCATACTCCAAGACATTATTTTACAATTTATAAACGGAAATTGAGAGTCATGCCACAATTTTTTATAGGAATCGGAACAAGCTTAATTGCTATACCTTTTTTAAATGCAAATTTGGATAGTAAACTAAATAGCATTTTTGGTGAGTTATGGTATGTTGCTCCAATAATTGCACACATAATAGTTCATAGTTATTATAATAATTATAATAAAATAGCGAATTTTATTACTTAGTATTAAACAATTTAATGGTTTTTATTAAGCCAAGTAGTTTTATTTTTAATACAAATAAAATTGTATCATTACAAGCATTATAATATGGAGCCTCGATTGTACATGTATACTTGTGAATAATACTTTTAAGCAAATTATCTAACTCATAATTCATAGCAGTTTCATCTTTGGGTTTATTAATAGCATTGTTAATATTATTAATATTATTAATATTATCATTATTATTATTATCATTAATATTATCATTAATAGCATTATTATAAATATAACCGTTACAATTTATGAGTCCATGTAACCTAACTTGTGAAGTATTTACTTTTAATCTCTCAAATTCTATATTTTGATTACCTATAAATGGAATATAAAATGATCCCTTATAAACATTATTTAGCGGAGGCAATCTATGAGTCAGAGCTAATAATAAAAGATTATACATTTTTATTTCACAATATTATTATATTTATTATATTAACAAGTAATTTTTTTAAATATTTTTAATATATTTTTAAAATTGAAAACTATTTAAAAATTTTAATTATTTCAAATCAAGAGAACTATGAAAGCAGGTAATATTGATGAACTTGGTTATCTTAATGGTTTAAACACAAAGGGATTTAATTGTCATAAGAGTTTATTAGAACTTGTAGCAAATTCCATTGATGCCAAAGCAAGAAAAATAGATTTCAAAGTTTTAAAAAAGTATACATTAATTATTGATAATGGTAATGGTATTTCAATGGAAAACATAAAAAATATGTTTTCAATGCATAGAGAAAATCATAGATATGATCATAGCAGTGGTATTGCTGGTGTAGGTGGGAAAATTGCGTTGATGATTGCATCAAATAAAACTACTGTTGAAGTCTATAGTTTTGATGGAACCACACATGTAAAGGCATTTGTTCCATGGGAACAAATGTATACATACGGTAGATATACAAATATGATTGATATTACTATTATGACAAATGAAGAGATAACTTGGTTCACTAACTACTTAAATACTACAGGAACCATTATTAAGTTTTTAACTAATAATGAATTAACTGAGTGTATTGATAGTAACTTTAAGCTTATTCCTAAAATTCCCAAAGAAACAAATGAAGATGATGATAAAATTAGTAATTTTAATGATTTTATTGGTATTGTATTTGGAAAATCAAATATTGAAATGTTTTATACAAATTATAAAGAACCAGAAAATAGCAAAAAATTGTATAAATATAATTATTTTGATGGTAATGATAACGACTATTATTTGGGTATAACTAAGGTTGTTATTGAATGTTATATTAATCCAGAATCTAATAAATATAGATTTACTTATTATGATAAAGAACGACAAGCACATTATGAAATTAAAGCGCACGCAAAAGGATATAAAAAGACTCCAGAAGTTATAGAAAAAGTATCTAATACAGAATGGAATAAGGTAGGAGAAATAATTGTAATATCGGGGCAACGCAGAGATAATTATATGTTTGATACGAACGCAACATATGAAGACGATAACAATTACAAGAACAGTACAAATTATAGATACTTAAATGAAGCTCCCGAAAAATATTGTAGCCACGATGATGTTATTAGAAGTAATTCTGACAACCAAAATACAGAACCATACTTAAAACAAATTTCTACAATTAGAAATGGACAATTGATTGGAAAATTTAAACTGCCTGATTATAATGATAACTCTTCACGAGGAAATGCCAATATTAGACATAATTTAGTTCATACAAGAACTGAATTACATTACAATCCTATATCAAGTCAATGTAATAGTCTTGATACAATTATTAAAGTTCAAGAAAACAAAAATCAATGGAATTCAACTGATTTACCTATTAATTTAACTCGCCTAATTAGAGAAATTCATTTGAAAAAAGCACACAAAAATTGGGAATATTTCTTAGGACTGGTTCCTGAAAAATATCGTCCAAAACCAAAATCAAAACCAGAACCAAAACCAGATGAACCAACACCAACACCAGATGAACCAAAACCAACACCAGATGAACCAACACCAAAACCAGATGAACCAAAACCAACACCAGATGAACCAACACCAAAACCAGATGAACCAAAACCAACACCAGAGGAACCAAAACCAGAGGAACCAAAACCAACACCAGAGGAACCAAAACCAACACCAGAGGAACCAACACCAGAGGAACCAAAACCAGAGGAACCAAAACCAACACCAGAGGAACCAAAACCAACACCAGAGGAACCAAAACCAACACCAGACGAACCAAAACCAGATGAACCACCACCAAAACCAACACCAGATGAACCAACACCAAAACCAGAGGAACCAAAACCAACACCAGAGGAACCAACACCAGACGAACCAAAACCAGATGAACCACCACCAACACCAAAACCAGACGAACCAAAACCAACATCTGATGAACCAAAACCAAAACCTCAAGTATTAGTTCATAGTTATATCAGAGGAGGTATTGAAATAACAAAATTTAAAGAAGTCATTAATACTTATATAAATAGCTTTCAAACTATTGAAATAGCAAGCGGTGAAGACCTTGTAATTTATAATAAAATTTGTGAACGTCTAAAGCAAGCTCCATAAATTTAAATAATTAGTAAAAACTATTTATTTGTAACAATATTTTTTTCTTAATATTATTATTATTTTTAATAGCAAAACTGTATATTCATTATATGTTAAATTTTAATAATTTTATATATAACAAATATATATGTTATGAATGAGTAAAATAAGTAAAAAAAATACTTTAAAAAATAAAAATACTTTAAAAAATAGAAATAAAAATATTACAAAGTTAGAACAATTTGGAGGAAATAATACAATAAATGTTCTAAGTTGGAATATATGTTGGCAGGCTATGATAGGTGATGCAGAAAAAGGTACAGCAAATCAGTTAGGAAAAACTTGTTTAGAATCAGAATCAGAACCAGCTGATAAAAATGGATTAAATGTGTGTGCAAATAATGTTATAAGGTTAATAGATGATACTACTATTGAATATGATTTTATTGCTATACAAGAAGCCGCAAAATGGGATGAAATTCGTAAAGCCTCTAATAGATTACTAAAAATGGGCTGTGTTCACCATACAATAGGCTCTTCTAACTTAGTTACATTTTATAATAAAGAAAAATATATTGCTATTGCTGTTAATATTGGAACTTTTTCAAAAGACGATAAAAAAGGACGTCCTTATCATATTATATATTTACAAAACAAAAGAAGTAAAGAGCCTTACATATTCATTAATTTACATAATGCGCATAATGTAGATCGTAATGACTTACAAAAGCAATTATCAGAAAACTATTATAATTTTATAACAATTAGCGATGTTTATTTTAGGGATGCAAATAAAAAGAAAAATTATTATCCAATTAATTGGTTTTGTGATAAATATAATGTAATTGTTGCTGGTGATTTTAATGATAAAAGATTAAATTATTGGAGAGAGTTAAAGCCATTCAATGATTCAAATATAGACGAATTAAAAGGCTTCGTAGTAAAAACAGATGTACCACCTCCTCTTACATGTTGTAAGGAAGAAAAATATCACAAACAACACTCTTATGGAGATTATATTTTAGTTAATGATTCTTTAACTATAATCAAATCCAATTATATACCAGAAGCAGCAGAAACTTTATTTCCAGCATCAGACCATTATCCTGTATCAATAACATTAGAAGAAACACAACCTGCTTCTCCTTTTGTTAAAGTAACAAAATATATATATGCTTTTGATATTGATGATACATTATGTAAAGCTAATAGAAGGACATTAATATTTCCCACAGATCCAGATTCTGTAGCGTTTAGAACAGCTATTATAGTAAAAATGAAAAAGGTTATTGAAAGCGAGAACTATATTTGGATTGTAACAGCAAATAAATACACACAAGAAGATTTTGTTAATACATATTTTAATACTAAAGATCACGAAATTTTTAATAACTCACAATATTTTTATTTTATGAACTCAAAAATTATTAAAACAGTCTATGAAAACGCCAAAGCATTATTTAGAGCATTATTTAAAGGTAAGGAAATGGACGAATTAGATTTAAATGGTCAAACTATTCATACAAAAGGTTTAAAACCATATGCCATATATGCGGCAAGTTTACAGAAAATGAATGATTATAATGAATTAAATAAATTACAAATAAGCAACTTTAAAATATTCTTGTTTGATGATAATAAGGAACATAGTCTTAGAGAAAATTGTAACGTTTTTAATATAACATTTATTCTTGTTACAGATTTTAGCACACGAACAGAAAAAAAAGAACCTAATTTACTGAAAGAGTTTGAGAGACTTTTAGAACACCAAGAACATGAAACACAAGATGAAGAACAAGCATCAACACAAGATCAAGTACAGACACAAGATCAAGCACAAAATACAGAAGGACAAGCACCAGCATCAGCACAAAGTGCAGAAGCACCAGCATCAGCACAAAGTGCAGAAGCACCAGCACCAGCACCAGCACCAGCACCAGCACCAGCACCAGCACCAGCACCAGCACCAGCACCAGCACCAGCGCCAACACACGATGAAGTAGTAGTACAAAGACCAGACCGAGAACAAAGAGAAGAAGAAGAAGGAGAAGAAGAAGCAGAAGAAGAACAAACACCAACTATAGAGATGAAACAAGAAAGCAGTTCTGGTAGTATGTTTGCTATTCCTCTATTAGCAATGGTATGTGCAGTACCATTTATTTTTTTACTAAGCAAATAATAATAATCTTATTTATAAGAATAAAATTGATATAAATAAGATAGTTAAATATTTTATTAAGATTAAGACCCAAACAAGCTAAAATGACAGAACAAATTATTATTAATAATATTGAGAATTATATTCAAGAAATTATTAATGGAAATCTTGTACTTACACCTAAAAAGAAATATCTTACAGAAAACGAACTAAATATGTCAGATATTAGCGGCTCTAAGATTGAAGAATGTCTTGTTGAATCACAAACAGATACTGTTTCTACGTCAACAACATATAGACGTATATTAATTGATATTTGGAAAACAATGCCAACTCAACTAATTTTACAAACTACCGCACATAATTTTAAATTAACCAATGAAAATGGAACTAAAGGATATAATTGGTGTTCTGATATTAATATGTCATTTCAAAGCAAAGGCGCTAAAGACAGTTTGAAGGAAATTATTAATATGGTTAAACTAAATAAAATGACACTCAATATAGCTATTAAATTAGAAAACGGTAAATTAGTGTATCTAAAAATTGATTAATAGTTAATAGGCAAATCGCAATTTACAAAACTTGCTTCCCCGTTAGCATTCCATGAAACAACCAAGACAATAACTTCAACACCATGCTTAATAGCTTCATTGAATGCAGCTTTATATATAGGGTCTAATAATGACGCTTGAAAACTGCAAACGTCGGTGCGTTGAACAACAAAACAAATAATAGGTCTAATAATTTTTGAATGACTAATTTCTGCTAATTCGTTAATATGTTTTAAGGCACGTTCACTTACAACATCGCCTTTTTTTTTCCTATAGCCGTCAGGAAAATAGGCAATTTTTTGACTAATAGCAATATTATCAAAGTCCCCATTCTTGATCATTTTTTTGCGATCACTGCTACATACGTCGGCATAATCTGCTAAAGGAACATTTTTAACTTCCAATACGAAATCTTTGCCGTTCTCATCTACTCCTACAAAATCAAAGCGCGAGTTGAGAAGTTTAACTTCGCGCTTATAACTTTTAATATTAGTCAAAGTTTTCAGATGATTTTTAATTAAGGCATTTTCTACCAACGTCTCGGCTAATTTTGGGTCAATTCCAATCAATTGTTTATTCATAACCATTATACCATTAATCACCTTTTCTTCGCTAAAGCTCGCCAAATAAATTTTATAAGAACAAACTTTGGACTTGGATTGAGGACAATTAGATTTTATAGGCGAAGCATAAACATAGCAATCTTTTTCACATAGACCGCAGCAACCCAATGAAGCACAATGAGCTTGAACAATGGTTCCATCGTTAAGCTCTATATCAGCAACATATGGAGTTTTACATACTTTAGATGGTCTTGATACAACTTTAACCAATATTAACTCATTTAACATAGTAAGCATATTAGCAGAATAAAACTTCAATAACTAAATAATAGTCTATTTCAATTTTTTTTATCAATTATTTTTCATTTTGTATTTAAATGAGAAATAATAGCAAATAGCAAATAGCAAATGAGAGATAATTTTTCATAAAGTTATTAGCTTATTATTGTGTTATCTTAGGATTGGGTTTGAATGGTTCAGTTTTGGGTTTTTTAATAGGCATCATTTCAGTTATGGGTTTTTGCATATCAAAAGTTTCGGGCTTGGTTTGTTTTTTAATGTCTTTACTGTCGGGCATAGCCAAATTTTCTACAATATGTTTATTAAATATAAAGAATGATATAATACTTATTAAAAATATTATTGCTAAAAATATAAATGTGGTTGATAAATTTACGAAGGGTATATTCTTTTTAATAGTTCTTAGAAATTCTGCTTTAGCCATTTTATATAAATACAAAATATTTTATTATATTTTATTATATTTTATTATATTTTATTATATTTTATTATATTATTTCTATATTAAATGAACTTTATATAAACTTTATATATATTTTTGCAAAACTTACAAAATAAATTATATTATTTTTATGTTGATGTAGTAGTTGATGTAGTTGGTGTAGTAGTTGCGGTATTTGTTGTTGAATTACTTGTTCTTGCTCTACCTCCATTACCAGCAAGATTTTCTATAATATGTTTGTCAAATACGAAGAATAGTACTATACTCAACATAAATAATATTGCTAAAAATATAAATGTAGTAGATAAATTTACAAAAGGTATATTCTTTTTAATAGTTCTTAGAAACTCTGCTTTAGCCATTTTATATATATATATATTAAAAATATAAAAAATTGCAAAAAAACTATATATATTAACTTGCGGGCTTTATCTGATCTTCTTTAGGTGGTTTATCAGGTTGTGTTGACGACCTTCTTGTATTTGCTCCGCCGTTTGTATACAATTGTGAATAATATTTATTTTTATAATCAATAAAGCTCCTATTTATTACGTCAGATGGGGTATTATGAGCCCCAGCAATAAGAATCATATCATTTTTCATAGGAGCACCTGTTTTATCGTCTCGTAAGTTAAATGTAATTACAGGAAATGTTTCAGGACTTCTAAAAAAAGTTATATCATCAGTTGTAAATTCATATTCTGGATATGATTCTTTAATATAGTCTATAAGCCCCAAATGTTGATGCCTTTCAAAAATAAGACTATCATCATCTCTATTGGCCTCTTTAAAATCCGGCCATACTTTATAAATTAAGTTAGCATCCTTTGTTGGTGTCTCTGTACCGATAACCCATATAAAAGCTTCCATCGATTGTGGTCCTCTTTGTATTCCTTCTAAATTTTCTATAGATTTATTGAATATGAAGAATAATATAATTATTAGTATTAATAACAGTAAAAGTAGTAATGATTTATTAAAATATATATTCTTTCTAATAGTTTTTAGAAATCCTGCTTTAACCATATAAATATTATAAATATAATAAATATTTTTAACATTTATAATATTTTTTAACACTTATAATATTTTTAAGCATCTATAATAATATATATGATAACAATATAAAAAGAGATTTAAAGTTCTGTATTTGTAAATAAGCTACTATAGTTATTACGTATTGTTGTATTAAGCATAAGCATTGTATTTTCATATGTTAACCTTTCTCCTGTTACAATAGCAGCAAAATCTCTCGTGTTGTTATTAGTATTAACTACAAACATAGAAATAAGCGGATAATATGCTTTATTTGTAAAATCAATATCTCTATATTGAGTATTTCTATTTTTATCCATATATTTATCAAAACCCGAATAATCTTGATTATGAAAATGAACATTGGGATAAATTTTATAATGCTCTCGAACAATGCGATCCCAATCAAATGAAATGAACTGCTGTTTTTGTGGACTATTAGGCTCTTCATCTGTAGACCATAGGATGATTTCCACTATTATTCCGCTGGTATTATTAGCAGTAGTATAATTTTCTATAGTATAATTCTTATGTTTAGTTAATATGAAGAATAATATAATACTAAATATAAGTAACAAACATATAAATATAAGTAGAGTGGAACATTTATTGAGAGATATATTATTTTTAATATTATTTAAAAATCTTGCCTTAGCCATATATATAAGTAAAATTTAAAAATTTTATATTTTACATTTTACATTTTAAATAGTTAATAAGTGTTAATAAGTATTAATAATATTTTATATATTATGCAGTACACTTGTCGGCAGTTGTAAACAAACTCGAATAATTCATTTTTCGCACAGCATTATAAACTAACGTAGTCCATACATATGGGTTCTCGTTTTGTTGTGATAACATTTGTCCATTCATATGGAAAAAATATTTCCGCTTATTTGTTGCCTTATTTTGTACAAAATATGTAACCATAGGAAAAATGTTTTTATTAGTAAAATCAATATCTTTGAGCTGTGTATTTTCTGTTTTATCAACATATTGATTAGCAAGCGCGTAATCACGATCTTCTATAATTATATTCTCAAAAAGATAATTTTCTCTAACAAATTTTGGCCAATTAATAAGACTGTACATAGCATATTCATTTGGAGCATCTTCTCTCGTCCAATGTATTACTTCTAAAGTATAACCATCTTTAGCACAAGTAAAATTTTCTATGGATTTATTAAACATTAAGAAAAATATAACTATTACTACAAATAGTAATAAAATAAATATAAGTGAATTAGATAATTTATTTAAAGATACGCTCTTCTTAATAGTTTTAATGAAACCAATTTTAGCCATAATATAATAATGCGATATTTTATTATTTTATTATTATATATTTCTAAAATATATAATAATAAATTTCTTAGTTTCTTAGTTTCAGTTTATGCGTATAATTTTTTTTTCCACCTTTTATAGCTTGTTTTACATTCATTTCTTTACTTGTTAATCTATCTTTAGTTGTAAGTCCATCTTTAGTTGTAAGTCCATCTTTAGTTGTTAATCCATCTTTACTTGTAAGTCCATCTTTATTTTTAATAGTTACACCTGGTTTTGGTTTTCTTAAGTTTATAAGTTTATTATATAGAAACATTTCAGGTATGTTAAATTTGTTATAAAATAAGGTATAAAAAGCTTTGTCTAAAATTGTAGCTCTTTCTAAACATATTTCATTTACCAATCGTTTTTGCAGATCGGGTTTTTTACCAGATTCATCCGCCTTATAACATAATAAAACTAAAAAAATATAATATGTATTTATATTCTTAATACGCAAATCTTTTTGTGCAATTTTGTAAATACCAAACTTATATCTTGAACTGACTGGTATAATAAGATCATCACTAATATTTAGTGTGTCTCTTTTTTTTTTAAAAGTAGTATCAATTTTTGTAGTCTTTAAATTATTATGAGTGATTACTTTATTTTGAGAAATACTATAATATCTTACACCAGATGTATCTTGTGCTTTAGAAGTATCTTGTGCTTTAGAAGTATCTTGTGCTTTAGAAGTATATTCTATTAATGTATCGTAAACAAAGTATTTGTTATTATTATGCGTAATCTCTTTACCATTATATAACTTCATTATTTCTTTTAAAAAATATACAATATTTGGAAAAATATGTTTGGATTCATCATCTTTTACTTTCTTATTTAGTTCAGGCAAGGATTGATTAATCTCATTTAGCGCGGTTTCATTAAAAAATATTTCTTCTTTATTTTTTATAATTTTTTGCACTTTTATAGTATTGAAAATACTATCTATTTTGGACTCAATAGATTTATAATCTATTTTATCATAAATATAAATTGAATTATAGTTTGCAAATTTTTCGTTGCTATTAAAATTCTTTGCAACAAAGTCGATTGTTTTTAGAGAGCTATCTTTATCTAACGTTTCTAAATCATCTATTACATAATTTATTTTTAATAAAGGATTATCATTAATATATTTAATGTCAGCTGTAAATCTTATAGTTACATTGTATACTTTGTCCTCGGATCCTTTACTCGTACTTTCAGTATATGTAGATATCTTGAATGGATTGTTTTTTTCTAATGTAAGATTTTTAATATAGAATAGTTTGGATATATCTTTATCATCGTCAGCCTTAATAATTGTAGTATCTAATAAATATATTTTTTTAACAATATATAAAACATTGTTAAATAATATTACATTATTCTCTTCATTATCATCTAATAATTCAACATTAGTTTTATTCGGATATACATATTTCAAATTATCACTTATTATTTTCTTCCTATTTTCACTTGTATTGATCAAACTAGAACTTGATCGACCATAATAACCATAAGATTGTTCCTGAGAATTTATTGGATCAGTCATTTTAGTGTGTATTGTATCAAAAATATACTCAATATTAATTTTATCCAAAAAATATTCATATTTCTCAAGGTCCTTAAGCTTATTTGTATTATCAGCGGAAATTTTTGTCATAATTGTATTTAAATTCTTTTTAAACTTTATTGCATCCTCATTATTAACGTCTTCATAAGCAGATCGTATTTTACTCATTACATCTTTCTCACATAAAATATCGCTCATAATTTCAGTTGGAATATCATCAGCAAATTCATATTTCTTATTTTTATTGACAGCTTCACTAAATGCGTTTATGTTTCGTTTTAAAGCTTCATAATCTATGTTATATCTCGAAATAAAATTTTTTTTATATGGTTCTTGATTAATAACTCGTGTGTCATATTTATCAAAATAACGCTTAACAACTCTTATAATATACAGCATTGTATCATAAACTAATTTTTTGTTTTCTTCATTATTGCTATATGCAAAAATCTTGGAATAAAACATATTCTCTATTTGCGGTGAAGTTAACCTCAAAAAATCCAGAAACTTATAATTTTTGTTTTGTACTTTAGACAGTTCTCTTATTTTTTGTAATACATCATTATTAATATAATATGTCTCTCCTAACATATATAATAATTTATTGTGATCATTATTAGCGGAGTCTTTTTCGGCAAAATTCTCTAATAGGATTTGTCCCATGTTTTCAATAGTAAATTCTTTCTCATCTATATCATTAGTAGTTAATTTTATTGTTATTTTATAAAATCTTCTATTTGTAGCACTCATTATTTATATTAATATATTATTTATAAATAATAGTTTATAAATAATAGTTTATAAATAATAGTTTATTTTATAATATTGTTAAAAGCCTCTATTTTTTGTAATTTTTTATAATTGTCAATTTGACCTCGAGCTTTACTTAACACGTCATATGCTTTATTAATTTCATCATCAGAAATGATCTTGTCCTTATTTGTGTCAATAATTGATGCTAATTTATTATATTTCTCAGGCAATATATTATATTTAGAGCGTTCATTAAATATAAAATTTGCTAAAATTATAAAAATTCCTGTTATTATAAATGATGTTAATAAATCTTTAGTAGCAATAAAAGAAATCGTAAAAATCAAAACTTCACGAGCAATATTTTTAAGTATCATTTCTTGTCCACTTGTTAATTTTAACTCAATATATCTTGAACCTATATTCATAAATATCATTACTAAACCTAATAATAATTTGCTCGTGCTCAAATTTTCTAATACCTTAGTAAGTGATAGTTTTTTAGCAATTTTTTTATAATTTTTAAATAGATCATACATATGTTATGTTGTTATTATATAATAACAAAACATAATATTAAAAACAATATAAAAACAAATATATGTAAAAACAATATAAAAACAAAAATATAAGATTTATACTCTAAACAATTTTGTATTTATATAATGTCCAATTATAAATCCAAAAAAATTAGGAATTAATTCGGCAACCGAACCATGCCACCCGTGAAGTGTTGAATTTTTTACATTAAAAAATTCATCAATAGGATTTAATGGTTTCTCAATTCCACGATAAACAATATAATTGTAATGAGGATTGTTTTTTTCATTATATGTGATGGGTGGATATTTCAAGCAACCTCCTAAATAATTAGTAACAAGTATAGGATATACATCTAATATATGCTCTGCAATTTCCCATAAAATACCTATACATTGAAAAGTATAAAAATAGGAAGGAAATATTAATCCAAGTATTACAAATAATAGGAAATGATTTAATTGAACTCCATAGAATTCTTTTCTAATACAAGTTGTGTTTATTGAGCACGGGCAACTTTTGCCATAAGAATATACCCAATATAAGAATAAAATGGAAAATATAAAAATTCCATTTTTACTATTATATAGTTTCATAATATAGTTTCATAATAAAAATAAAAAAAACAAAAACAAAAACTACTAAATAAAGTTATTTAGTAGTTTTTTATAAATAATATAATCTTATTTTTTTATAATAGTATAATAATATGTTTCAATTAAGTCCAGCACTATTAGATTCAGAAAATAATAACTTAATAGATACAAAATTAAATAAGAAGCCCCCACCCGGATTGAACAGAACATTAAAAAAGAAAAATGTAGAATTTGAAGATACAACCGCAAAGAACAATGATGCCACAAAAAATAAGATAACAAGTTTAGGAAATCTAATGTCAAAAATACATAATAATAACAATGAAGATGATGACACTTATAATAGCACAAGTTATCAAGCTAATTTAATAGATGAAAGCATTAGCACCTCATTAACTGATAGTTTAAATAGTGAATTAGCTAAAATACAAAAAATGAGAGAAGCAGGTAATAATTTACCGCAAAACAATTTTTTAGGCAATACAAACAATATGAACAATACAAATATGCTTGATGACTCCAATAGAGAAAATAATGTATTAGGTAATCTTAATTCATCTAAAAGTAACTTATCAAATTATAATGAAAGTTATAATTATGCAACTACAAGCAATGATAACAGTCTGAATTTTGACAATAAGAAATTATTAACAAAATTGGACTATATAATACATTTATTAGAAGAACAACATAATGAAAAAACAAATCATATAACAGAGGAGCTAATTCTATATTTATTTTTGGGATTATTTATATTATTTGTATTAGATTCATTTGCACGAGCAAGTAAATATCACAGATAATCAAACTATTATGAAGTATTATGCAACTTTTTTAAGAATAAATAAATACTCATTAAAGTGTTCAATGGGGTCTAAAGATTTTTTATCTTTAATAGTAAATCCTTTTGATTTAGCAATATTTAGTATTTCTTCAATACTCGGCATATATAAGTTAATAATATTTTTACGAACATTATTTGTTTCAACGTTTTGAAAAGTTTCTTTATAATATGAATAAGGAGTACTATAATTATCACTTTGTACTAGTTTATTATCTATACCATTTTCATCATTTTCATCAGTTTCATCATTTTCAATTATTTTATATTCACATAAATATTCTAAACTGGAGTTGATTTTAACAAAATTTCTTGTAATAGCAGTGTTATGCTTCTCAGGATTATACAAGATCTTTTTATCATTTTTATAAATTACAAAAGGCTTGAATTTCTCTCTATCTATTAGATGTAATATTAATAATCCGTCTGATGTTAACAATAATGAACAATTGTCGAAGAAAGTATCCTTATCTTTAATATAATAAATTGTTTTATTAAGGCATATAATATGTGTAAATGAGCTATAATCAAATATATTATTTTTCAATATGTCTCCAACATAAAAATTACAGTTAGCATATTTTGCTTTTGCTGTAGCAATCATAGCTTTAGATTTATCAATACCTGTTACGTCATAATTCATTTTATCTAATAAATAGACGTGATATCCGGTTCCACATCCTATATCAAGAAATTTAACAAATTTCTTATTTTTAGCATAAGTTATAATTATTTTTAGTTGAGCAACATCTCGATCCTTATTTTCATAAATATTGTCATAATATTTAGAATAAAAATTGTCATAAATGTCGTCATCTATTTTGCTTTCAAATCTTTTTCCAGACGTCATATCCTCATAGCGCTCATATAAAATAGGTTTAGGAGTTACTAAATGAATAAAAAGGATTATTAATATTATAATAAACATTTTATGCAATAAAGGCAAACCAGCAAAGTCTTTATATGCTTTGAAAATTGTATTATAAATATTTTCACCAAAATTATTAGTTTTTATAACATTCATTATTATTAAATAATAATATTATATTATTAACTATTATTAAATATTAATAATATTTTTTATGTATTAATATAATATTTTTTATGTATTTCATAAGTATTAATAGTATTAATATTTATGGAATCATATAATATAAATGATTCAAGAGTAGCATTTAGAAACATAACTTTTTCAAAGTTTCAAAAATCAAAAGCTCGACTTGAGCTGATTAAGAATTTATATGATGAGAAAATAGAAAACGCCTGTTATTGGAGTGCAGAGTTTATATGCGCAGGACATTTTTTAGATTTATGGGATTGTATTTTATATTATTCCTATAAATATATACATAATGGCAATCCAAAATTAGCAATATATCTAAATATGCGTTATAATAATTTTATAACTATTTTAAACAATGGATACAATGATAATATTATTAAAATGAGAAATAATGAAAAAATCCGCAAAATATTTTGTGAACTAATATGTGTATTGTGCTATTCACATAAAAAGAATGTTATATGTGATGTTAAATTAGATAAAAATAACTCATTTGAGGTATCTTCAATGAGTGAAAAATTTAAAGCACCAAATATTACCTATATAGATGAAATTTTAAAGCATGATGACCCAAAAGAACTTATTATACCAATTAATGAGATGGTTTATAGTTTAGTAACTAAAAACATCATTCAAGTATGCTATTGGTATGAATGGCTAATAGAATACGAAAATATATGTGTAAAAAAAAAAAGAAAGTGTATATGTGAAAATAGAACTTATGCTCCTCAAGGACATACACACGACCTAATATGGATTGTATGGGATATATTATTTTATTATAGCGACCCATCAATAACAAACAAAAAATATAACATAAATACTAACGTAAATACAACCGCAAATACAAGCGCAAACATATTAAAACATAAAATAATTAAAAATCTCTTTGAATTATTCATAATAAAATATAATAATTGCGTCAAAAAAAAACGAAAATATATAATATATTTTGCGTTTTCATTATTAATTGAAGAATTAAATTATTCAATCAATATAATTGAAAATCAAGAAATGGTCCAAGCTATTGTTTCAAAAATAAACTCGGTTTATAAAGATATTAAAAAAAACGAGGAAACTCCAAGTACGGATTATTTATTTAATAATTTAAACAAAACAAATTTGGAAAAATCTATTGAGAAAATGGATATGTTTAATGAATTATGCTAGGCAGATTAGGCTTTATAACTATAGACGTGTAAAAAGTAAGCTCGTGAACCAACATCTAACGGTTTCACTGGAACAATATGTTTAGAACGACTAATAAGCTGTATAATCTTGGCACGACTAATTTTTAAATCTTTACGAATAGTTCTAATTGAGAGATTTTTTCCATTATGCATTTTGAGATAATCTTCTACAATAGCACAAGTTAACATTTATATATTAGTGTATGTAAATAATACTATTTTAATCTTTAAGTGAGTTTAAAATAATAATATAGAAAACATAGGAAAAATAGAAGATATAAAAAAACTAAAGCTCGTAAAAAACAATTAACTTCTATAATAAAACATAATTTTATAGCCTTTTGTAAAGTTATAGAGCTCGGGTTCATATTTAGGGTCTTCCTCAAATGACCAATCCTTATCAGTATTTAGCATTTGCTTCCACTTAAAAGGCGATAGCTTTGATAAGCTGCTGCCATCAAATTTATATTCTACTCCATTAACAGTTAATACGCTAACAAAATGACTATTTGCGTTAGGATCAAAGTGGTCTTTGTTAGTTAAAATTATAGAGTCTAATACGTATTTGTAACTATTAGAATTAGCCTGTTGGCGTGTTAAAGTAATAGTATTATTAAATTTACTACCACTTTGAAAATCTTCTAATATAATAATATCCGGTATAACACCAGAAGAGCTCATTAAAAATTTACTTTGAATTACTTCATCAATAGCAACAGATTTGGTTATGCTATGCTTTAATAACTTTAACGAATTATATTTCAAATAATTTAAAATAGTTTCATAATAGGTAAGAGGATTACCTGGGTCCTCTATATCTGGAATATTATATATTTTTTTACTATTACTTACTAATAATTCAGGATTTATGGATTTAGAAGGATTATTTATAATTTTATAAATGTGATATACAAAATAATTTGTATTCAAGTTATTGGTAAGGGAATTTATTTTATCAAATAAAATATTCGATTTTGAAGTCTGATTATATGAGGCCTCAATAAATAAATTTAATATAAAAAATATTTTAGCAAATTGTTGAGGAATTAAACTTGAATCGACTTTTTTCCCTGTTATCATTAATTCTCTGAAAAAACGGAAAAATTTTCTACCTTTATCACTGAAGAAAAATGTTACAAACATTGTATTGAACCAACAATTAGATAAGAATTGTACTGGTGGTATAAATCTTGAAACATCTAAATGTTTTGATGCTCTTAAATTATGTAATAATAGTGATTGTACTTTTTTATCATTATAAGGAAGACATAATTCCTTTCCATTGCTATTCATATTTATTTGCAATAAATCGTCACATAATTTTATAGACATTTGTGGCTGTGTTTTCAATGAATGAATTATTAATTTGTTATTTATTGATGGATAATAAGAACGTTTATGACTTACTAATTTAGGTGATGCTGAGCTATATAATTTAATAATTTCTTTCTTATCTTTAATACTATAATTTCGCAATGTTTTTGCTATATTTTTGCTTAGCTTAGTGCTTGTTTCTAATTTAATGCTTTTTAATGGTGATATTTTAATGCTTTTTAATGGTGATATTTTAATGCTTTTTAATGGTGATATTTTTGCTATTTTTTTTTTAGTTTTGTTCTTAACTACTTTGGTTTTGTTCTTAACTACTTTGGCTTTGCTCTTAACTACTTTGGCTTTGTTCTTAACTACTTTGGCTTTGCTCTTAACTACTTTGGTTTTGTTCTTAACTACTTTAGTTTTGTTCTTAGCTACTTTGGCTTTGCTCTTAACTACTTTGGCTTTGCTCCTAACTACTTTAGTTTTGTTCTTAACTACTTTGGCTTTGCTCTTAACTACTTTGGTTTTGTTCTTATTTGTGGTTTTTTTGTATAGTATTGTTTTAAATCTGTTTAGTATATTTTTAATATTGTTTGTTATATATTTTTTTTTTTTTCTTGTATTCATATTTTATTTAGTTATTATTATAATAAATAAATAAAATAATAATATATAAAACAATATATAATGGAAAGATTAAAGGGTAATTTTTCGCGAAGTGTACAAAATATATCACGTACTCCATTAAAAAATATGGTATTTAATAAACCATCATATTCACAAAAGCCATTATTTTCGCAAAATCCATTTGTATCGCAACAAGATTTAACTGCTTCGAGAATACGATTATTTAAACGGTTTATGATTTGGTTTTTACTTATTATTATATTATCATTGTATGGATTAAATATTTTTAAATATTTAGCAGAAGGTACTGATATTATAACGGCATTATTAGCTCCCTTTACTTATACATTGACACTGATATCAGGAACAACTGTTAATACAACTATACAAAATATTTCACAAGGAGGACAGGTGGTAATAACGCAAATTTCTGATTTTTTGAGTGCAATACTAACATTTATTACTAATTTATTAACTGGCTCATTAAAAGCAGCAGAAAATACATCATCTTCAGCTATTAGCCAATTACAATCAAATATTACAAAAGATAAAATAAATTCAGGAGACATAAATAGAACAAATCAAGGCTCTAAAGATGAAACTGAAGAAGCTGAAGGAACTGAAACCACTATATTACAAAACGAACGCAAAGTAAATGAACGCACTCGTGATGTACCTAAAGAAGTAAAAAATACAATAAAAGAAAAAGAAAATACAGAACCTGCACCATTACAATCAAATTCAAATGAATATGGCTATTGTTATATTGGAAAAACTAACAATGCGAGAAATTGCGCTAAAGTTTCTTCAAGAAATAAATGTATGTCGGGAGATATATTTCCCACAATGGAAATATGCATTAATCCAAATTTAAGAAGTTAAGAAGTTAATACATTTTACGATATTTTTTTGTTAAACTACCCCTATGTTTGCCTCTTTTTAGAGTACTTTTTTTTGACATCCTTGAATTATACTTATTCAAGAATTTTAAAAAATTAGACGCAGTCCGCTCATTAGCATACGAAGCAACAAATTTATTATTTTTAATAATAAATAGACTTGGAAACCCCTGAATATTGTTATTAATCAATGGATTTTTAATTGATGATAAAATATTAGCATCGATTTCTAATATATTAGCCCTAATTTTCTGTTTCTTGACACTATGAACAAATTTTTTCCACTCAGGCTGCATATTTATACAATGATGACATGATTTACTAAACGCACCTACAAATGTTGTTCCATAGCTTAATAATTTATTAAGTTTCTCATTATTTATATTATTTTCTAATTTAATATACGGCATTATTAATATAATAATATATTTAAATAATTTTATTAAAAATATTATAAAATATTATAAAATATTATAAAATATTTTATTAATTATATTATTAATATATTATTATATTAATAATAGTAATAGTAATAATATGTCAACATTAGATATTCCAATAAACTTTCTTAAAGAATATTTGAGAATTATTAGAGTAAATAGAGTGCTTATACTAACTTTTGCTTTTTTTATATTAGGATTACATTATTATACAAATTCATATAAATATTACGAACAAATGGAAAATAAGACACAAACATCTACTAATACCAGATGTCCAAATATGTTGATTGAAAAAGATGGTAATTATTATTTGTATAATTCTAAATTAGCAATTGTTCCAGGAGTAAACCCCATTAGATTTAATAGTTTAGAAGATTATTCTGACTTTATAGAATGGCAAAATAGTCAAAAAATAAGCTGCCCTGTATTATTTTTGCAATATTCAACTGATGCACAAAATAACGAATTAATACAAGTTAAACCATCTATCTTTGAAAATCAAGGAGGATTGCCATCTATACAACGAGATCCACTTGATAAGGATAGTAAAGAATTCATTGAAAGTAACAAAATTCTTGATGCTACGCGAGATAATAACAAAAAATATAATACAAATATGTTGGCGGGTATTGATACGCAAAACCAAGATATTGGTTTAGAAACACCCTTAGATAAAATGTTTTACCAACAAGGAGAGGTGAGCGTAAATCCTATGGATCCAAAATGGGGAGGAAAAAAATATACACAAGCAGCTGTTGATAATGGGGAATTTGAAGAACGCTATGTACATAAAAGCCCACCATTATAGTAAATTTTAAGTAAATTTTAAGTAAATTTTTAGTAAATTTTTAGTAAATTTTTAGTAAATTTTTATATAATATTATAATATATTTTTATATATTATAATAAATTTTTATATATTATAATAAATTTTTATATATTATAAAAATGCCCACAAGAAAGAAAGGCAGCATGTTCAAGATTAGAAAATGGTTTGGTAGTACTAAACAAGTGAGTCCAGTTCCTGCGCAGCCATCACCCAACCCGTCCGATACGCTCAATATATCTCATCTAACTGATACTTATGACAATGACACAAAAATGAGAGGCAAAAAAATACAGACAGTCATCAGATCTGATATATTATTAAAGTCGCTAATAGATACAATAGCAATGTTAATAAAAATAGTTGATGAACAAGAGAGTACATCTATTCCTGAAAGTGATGTTAATCTATTGACTCTATTTAATACATACGGTGATAAATATAGGGAAACAGTAGAAACAAGAAAAAAAGAGAAAGCGAACTATTTCAACAAAATAGAGTCAGAAATACAAGAAGGTGATTTTGATATCAACTTTACAATAAAAGAAGAGAAAAATATAACTGATTTTTTATCTCGCTTTAAAGATGTTATTGCTAAAGAAACACCTTGTAATCCGCAACAACAAGATAAAATGATTGAAGCACTAGCTATTTTGGATATCATTACTGATAGTAATGGTATTATTATTATGGAAAAATTTAGAGCGACGGTATTAGACCGTTTATTAAACTATTGTCCAGATATGAAGGCATTTATTCAGAGTATGCAACAACCAAAAGTAGAACAACAAGAAGATTCAGATACAGGCGCAGGAGCTGGAATAGGTTCAGCACCAGTATCAGCACCAACACCAGCACCAGCACCAACAGAAGAACCAGCACCAGCACCAGCACCAGAACCAGCACTAGAACCAGCACCAGAACCAGCACCAGCAGAAGAACTAGCACCAGAACCAGCACTAGAACCAGCACCAACAGAAGAACCAGCACCAGAACCAGCACCAACAGAAGAACCAGCAGAAGAACTAGCACCAGAACCAGCACCAGAACCAGCACCAGCACCAGCAGAAGAACCAGCACCAGAACCAGCAGAAGATATAAATGTATTAACTGAGGATAAGTTGCAAATTATATTAGAAGAAATAAAAGATAACCCTCAAAAGTATGATACGCAAAAGCAATTTAAAGAAGATATATTAACACAATATTTAAACAAAACATATTTAAAGGAACCAATAGTAACAGATCAAACTATTGTGCAATTATTGAGCAGTATATATGATGAATTATCCATTGCTGAAAGTATGGGGGAATATGATAAACAATTCATACAAAAATTGACTACAGATTTAATAGCCAAAATAATACAACTTCGTGAACACGGTAAATATGATGACTTATTTGAATTAAATCATGATATTAAAGCAAAAAAAGTAGATTTCTTGATATCAGCACTTGATAGTCAAGAAGAAAAAACTGCACCAAACACATCAATAATAGATATGGATGAAGGGACTAATCCAATGTTCGAGAAATATAAATTATCATTAGAAGAATATATACTAACTGCAAATGAATTAGAAAATGTATATAAATTAGAAGAGCTAATAAAAAAAAAAATAGATAACTTAGATAGTATTCAGGCTAAAAAAATATTAACTGATGTGAACGAATTAAAGGCAGAGCTATTACATGAATATAGATCAAACTCTGAAAACTCTGAAATTATAAGTAGAATCACAACCTTTACTGAGTCATTACAAGAACATATAGCAACTCTATTAGAATTAGAATTAAGAGAGAAATTTACAACTACTAAAGGAGTTGAAGAAGCGATTGAAGAACTAGAACGTCTAAATATTAGGGAAGCTCAAGAAAAACTAGAACTTGTGAAAAGTATAACACTTAAAGAAGAAGTTGGATCCACTATGAATGATGCGACGACTAAAGATAACTTCGATAAATTTGGCAAGGCATTGGAAGATCATATAGCTGAATTATTTAAAAGGGAAGCAAAAAGGCAAGCAGATCTTTTCAGTAATGAACCTGTGGTTTTGCAAGGCCGCTCCGCGTTTTCTATCTTGCCGCAAGCTACACTTAGTCAAGAAAGTACAGAAAGACAAGCAACACCAGAAAGAAGAAAAGGAGAATATAACGCTGCCGAACGAGCCATAAACGATTATATGTGGAGTGGGGCGAGGAGGAATGCCCCACTAACAGAAGCAGATACAATAGGTGGCAAAAATTCACAAAATTCAAAAAAGTCACAAAAATCAAGAAAACAAAGAAAACAAATTAAATCAAGAAAATCAAGAAAGCAAAAAATATCAAGAAAACAAAGAAGGCAAAGAAAATCAAGAAAGTTTAGAAAGTTAATAAAATCAAAAACACTATAATCTACCTTTTATATTATAATATAATATAAATATAATATAAATATTGATGCCTGGTGAAACATATCCACCTAAAAGCATAGCACTTGGAGAATTAGGACCTGTAGTTCACGGAGCAAAAAACGCTGCTAACACAGTATTAGAACATGCAGCTAGAGCTGTAGTTGGAATGACAAGAAGTATTAGTAGTACTGGTTATCCAAGAGTACACCCAGAACCACAAGAACAACAAAAAGCTCCGAGTAATAGTATGAATGCTGTTCCGAATGGCAATATTAAGGGGGCTGGTGATAGAAATCAAAGAAAACAAAGAATATCAAGAAAACAAAGAAAACAAAGAAAATCAAGAAAACAAAGAATATCAAGAAAACAAAGAATATCAAGAAAACAAAGAATATCAAGAAAACAAAGAAAACAAAGAAAATCAAGAAAAATTAAAAAAGGTGGAGTGAGATTTTTTCCTCGGCTTTATCCATTAGGATCAAGAACGACACGAGTGCTACCTCACGTTCCCCCTTTAGTAACTGACGTTAGACCTTTAGAAACTAAAACTAATGTTACAGAATTGATGAAATCGATGAAATGGACGGATTCGGACGAAGAATTTATCAGAGAGGCGGACGAGATCCTTAATAGAGAAAACAAAGAGAACCTTTATAGAGAATACATAATCGGAGAGATGAACAAGATCAAAAATACAGATATTACTGAGCCACTAAAAAGAGTAATAGATGAACTGTTTAAAACTTTAAAAGAGTTAAATAACACTGATAAAGCGAATGAACTAAAAAAAGTAATAGATGAACTGTTTAAAACTTTAAAAGAGTTAAATAACATTAACAAAGAAATTGAAGAAATTGAAGAATTTGAAGAAGCTAAAGAAGCTAAAGAAGCTAAAGGAAATGAAGTTTCAAATATACAAAGGGCGATAGATAGAGATAGACCTGATTTAGTTAGAGCTCTTAGAAATATAAAGAAAATTCATAAAGAAGGCACGGACGCTGCTCAAGCTTATCGAGCTGCCGAAGCTGAAGCTGCCAGAGCTGCCAGATTAAAGGCATTAAGAGAAATAGATGAAAAAACATCAATAGATGAAGATATTGAGGAAACACCAACCGGTGGAAAACAAAGAATATCAAGAAAGCAAAGAAAATCAAGAAAACAAAGAAAATCAAGAAAGCAAATTAAATCAAGAAAACAAAGAAAATCAAGAAAACAAAGAAAACAAAGAAAAATAAAATATTAGCTTTACAAACATGTTATTTTTCATAATAATTTTTATTACAAATTATCTATAATACTTGTAATAGAGGTTGACAGCGCGGTATATTTTTTACATTTTATACAATTTTCATTTGTTTCATCGTCTAATATGCCTTCAATATCAATAGTATTAATAGATTTCTTATCATTTATCATCATCATCATACATTTTGCACATTCTAAGTCACATATTTTCTTAGTATTTACAAGAATTTTTTTTGTTTCAGTTTTTCCTTCAGGTCCGCCTAATTCGTGTATTAATCCTTTAAGTTTATTATCTATCATTTTAAAAACGTTATCGGATTCTTTCTTGCTATAGTTACTTTCATTTAAGCCTTCTCTAAATCCCTCTTTTAAATTAGTATAATTAGTATAATTTTCTTTCACGGGGGCATTAGAATTTTTATTTGTTAAAGACCTAAAAGACAATCTTTGCGCTCTTTTAAATTTATATTTAAAGCTTAGAGAGAATATAATAACAATTAATATAAATAGCAATACGTATGTTATAAAAGAGTAAAAATTATTATTATCACTCATAATTAATATATTATAATATTTTATAATATATAATATTATATTTCATAATATATAATATAATATTTCATAATATATAATATAATATTTCATAATATATTATACTATTTAAAAACATGCTAAAGTTATAAAATATTAAAATATAATTATTAAAATAATTTTATTAAAATAAAATTGAAAACATAACATTAACAATTACAGTAAATAATATGTCTCATACAAGTGAAGACACAAGAATTATTGAAACGGCCCCTGACTATACATTGAAATATGACGAAAAAACAGAAGGATTTAGGGACAAAACATATTCGGAATTGATGAAAGAATATAGTCAAGGTGTTATCAAGTGTCCGTGCAGTAATAGAGCTTATAATATTTCTTCACAATTTGCAAAAAACCATTTTGCTACGCAAAAACATAGAAATTGGGTTATTAAAAATCAAAACGATTATATTAAGAATTATGGTCATTGCTGTTCTTCCGAAGATATAGTTAATTTACAAAATAAAGAATTACGAGGACTTAAATGCAATATTAGCCATTTAACAAATAAAAATAAGGCATTAATGCTTGAATTCATCGAATTAAAGCAAGCACATTTATGCTTAGAAAAAGAGTTTAAATTATTACAAACAAGAATTTCAAGTATTGAAGATGAAAATGAAACATTTTTGGAGTGTGATTAAAAGAATCATTTTGGTTATTATTTACTTGTTCAATAGCTTAAAATCTCTATAACTTATTTTTTTTTCAACATCAGTAATAGGTTTTTTACTGGTTGCTTTGGCGTCTAATATTTTCTGTGTTTTTAAAGCACTGTCAATATACAGTTCTTTCAAATGTTTGCCTACTAAATAAGAGCCTTCGTGTTGATCTATTTCACCATCTTCTATTTTTTTTAATATTACTAAAAATCTCTCTAAAATTGATAAATCAATCTTGTCATTTTTAATTTTATTATATAAATCTGTATAATTATTAAATAAAAAACTACATTGTTTAACACATATAGCGTCGAACTCGTGTGGATTAGATTTCCTCAATCTCTCATATTTTTGTTTTATAAAGACCAAATGTTTAACATCATTACTAATAAGAAGACTTTGCTTCTTATTGCGAATTTCTTGAGTACAGTCATCGCTATTATTTGCTTTAATTAAATTATCCAAATCTATACGTTGCTGTTGATTTAAAATAGAATTAACATTTTTATCATTATCATTTTTATCATTAATTACAACCATTAAAATTTATATTATATTATATAATTTATATAATATAATTTTTATAATTTAATTTATATTATATAATTTATATAATATAATTTATATAATGTATTTTACATTTAGAAAGAATATTTATAAAATAATTATAATTTTTTTAATATGTTTATTGTTGGCATTTCTATATTTAGGGAACTACAATTTAATAGAAACTTTTAAGGAAAATCTTGATACTAATAATACTACCAACGATGAAAGATTACAAGCAAACGTTACAGGAAATGGTGGAGCCGGAGCACTTGGCTCTCGCACTATGATAGGTTCAGCTGACCTAAATCAAAAATTAACACAACAAAATAAAGGACTAATAGAGTAATAAGGATACGTTAATAGATAATAAATAGATAATAAATAGATAATAAATAATTATAATATTTTTACAATTATTACATTTATATATTATTATAATTATAATATAATTATAATAAGTATGGCTTCTAGCGATATAGGTAAAGCTTTTTTAATAATTACAATATTTGGTCTAATTCAGTTAGCAATTACCTTAAGTATAGGTTTATCACAATTAAAAAACAATTGGACTAAATACAGATGCAATCCGCTTGTAATACCTTTAGCTGGAATGGTTGATGAAGACCCAATAGAAACATTCAATGAATGTACTAAGGAAATTCAATCGGCTTCTATGGAAGGCTTTTTACAACCTATATATGTGGCATTGGATCAGTTTTTAGAAAGCGGGAACTTATTTGTTGGAATATTAGAGTCTTTAAAGACAGGATTAGTTGTTCAACATGGATCTACATTAAATATTATGGAAGATTTAGGAGTGCGATTTAATATGCTGTTAACGGAATTAAGCAAAGCTTTTATTGTTGTAACAGATATGTTTGGCAAAGTATCTTCTATGATTACAATAATTTTTTATTTAGTAACAACAAGTGTAAAATTAGGTCACGCTTTAAATGCTGATTTACCAGGAACAGTATTCCATGCAGTTGCGGACAATGAGGAGACAGGATAAAAAGTTTAACATACTATTTCGTATTATTCAATAAAATAAAATGAGATATTATTTTTAGTATGCTATATTAATATGGAACTTCCTCCTAAACCAGGTGAAACAAAAAATTCTCTACCAAAAAAAATAAGTGGTTATTATGAAAAAGCAAGCTATAGTGATATATATAGCAATGATATATGGTTCACTATTATAACTTTTACAATAGTTATAGTAATTGCTTTATATTTTTATATAAAGTCCTCTTTACAATCCTATAAAAATTCGTGGGAAAAACACAAATGTAATCCCTTATTTATGCCTTTTGCTTCAATAATAAATAGCGATAAGGTGGTTAATAGTGACTTAGAATATATTACTAATAATTTTAATGAATGCTTAAATATATTAAACGATGAAGTAGCAGAAGACGGCACAAAACCATTCGATTCTATATTCTCTTATGTTGATAATTTCTTTGCGGCATTGTATATAGCATTTATGGGTGTGCAAAGTTTTATTGTATATTTATTCAGATTAATAATGAGATTTGTCCTTTTAATCAACAATAGCGTACAAGTATTGTTATTAGAAATCAAGTTTTTTTTTATGAATACCAATGATTTTTTAAGAAAAATCATTTCTTCAATTACTGTAATATACTATACTATAATATTAATACTTAGAGCTTGGAAACTAACATTTTTTGTATTTGTAGCAGGATGGCTTATATCAGTTGTTATACCTACATCAATAGCAATGACATCGGCGTTAACATCCGTGATTTTAACTTATATATTATTTATAACATATGGATATATTCCAATAGTTGGATGGATATTAATGGTGTCATGTATTTTGCTGATTGTTATGTTTGGAATAAGTTTCTTAATATTTTTAGTATTACTAATACTTGTTTTATTTATTCATGTAAGATTAAGTGAATTTATAACCAGCATTTTATAAACAGCATTTTATAAACAGCATTTTATAAACAGAATTTTATAAACAGAATTTTATAAAGTATAATAATAATAATATATGTAATATGTAAATATTACATATAATGGTTGTTAAAAATAAGTTTAACTTTGTCTCATATAAAAACTTACATAAGAATTATTTAATGTTGTTTGATAAAAATGTTTCTTTTAAAAGCAAAATATCAATAATTTTAACAGGAATTATTATATTTGTTTTAATATTTGATAAAGCAACTATGTTATTTATTTTATATATATATAAATAATATTGGAGTAAGAAAGAAAATTATATTAATAATAATAACGATAATTATAATAATATTTTTGTAACCAATTATTTTGAGCCTTCTAATAATACAATAGGATTATTATCAAAAGTTTTTAAACATCCCGAATTAAATTTACAATCGTATACAAATGTTAAGATTGATCCTGAAAAAGTGCTATTTGAAGATAATAAATTTTTACCTGAATGTTGTTTCTATAATAGCGATTACAGTTCATCTAAAGGATGTCCTTGTATAACAGGTGACCAGCAAAAATATTTAAACACACGAGGAACAAATAAGTCATATATATCATTTATACAGGATAATACTTCATATAAGAATGTATATTTCTCTCCAACATTAGCTTTTCAAGGACATGACTCCCCTTTTAAGACAAATGATGAAAAGATTATTACAGGTTATGAACCTTTAACAAGTGAAAAAAAGAATGAATTTAATAAATTAATAAATATGTATTAATAAATATGTATTGATTAACATATAAAAGTTATTTTATATATATACTATGCTCAAGTCAAATATAATACTGTTTTTTTATATAGTTTGTAACAATGCATTCTTATTAACGCAAGTAACGCAAGTTAACAAAATATATTTTACTAAAAGGAAACATATTAATAGAAAATTAAATATAGTAATGAATAATAAAGTTAATAACACTGCTAATAATACAATAAATAATAATATGGATGATTTTCCATCATTTTATGAGTTTTTGAGAACAAATTCAATTAGCAATACAGAAAAGATAGAAAATGTTGAAGATCTAGAAGATCTAGAAAAGATAGAAGAAATAGAAGATCTTGAAGATGTAGAAACTATTAAAGCAGATTTTTTAAATTTCAAAGAAAACATTAATGAGGACATTAAAACAAATAGTCCAGATAAAGATTTTGCAAACAATTTAAATTCTAAACACTTAAAATTATTAAGAGCTTTTTCGGCAATACAGTGGGCACGAACTTGGATATACGAAATGGTTCATATAAGTGAATTTTTTCCGACATTTATGTATCAAGATATGTATAAAATGTGTGATTTTGGGTGCGTAAATGTTTCAAAGCGCTATTTTTATATTGGTTATTATCCACCAACAATAGATCAAAAAAAAGGTCCGTATTATATTGGGGCTTTTGAAATAAATCCACCAGAACGAGAGTTTATAACACGCATTATTATACAAAATCCGTATCATTGTGTAAAAAATAACTATAATAAAGAACATATTATGAATTTTAAAAAGGAATTACAAATATTATGCAATGAAGCTACTGTTTTTTTAAAATATTCTAATCTTAAAAATACCTCTCTTGAGAGATATTATTATTCTTGGAATTATGAGGAATAGAGCAAATATATTTTATTATATATATTATAATAAAATATGCGAAAAACATCTAAAAATAGAAAATATAATCGCGCATTAACAAGAAGCTTTTAATATAAAAAATTTAATTGTTATTTATTGTTTGTTTCTTTGTTTTCTACTATAGTTTCTTCTATGTTTTCTACTATGTTTTCCTCTATGTTTTCTACTATGTTTTCCTCTATGTTTTCTACTATAGTTGTTTCCTTGTTTTCGTTTTCTTCTACCTTCAGCTTCATCTAATTGCGCATAACCAGACCTCCTCCGTAGTCTTGATATTATTCTAGATGATAACTCGCTTGCTTGATCTCTCATATATATTATATTTCTTACTAATATATTTCTAAGTGCAGGTAATTTATAACGGTATATATCTTTTGCTATTTTTTTAAATGGGCGGTTATCTGGAACAAATGAAGTATACTTATAAATAGGTATGTTAAATCTTATAGGTAAATTTGGAATTGGCGCATTTAACGGGTCCAATCTGGTTATTTCATGTAATTGTGCTCTTGTAATACTTGTATAGTCATATGTTTCACGAGTAAGTTCTAAAGTTCCACCAGGTGGAAGGATATATTCAAATTCAGAATATATAGTTGTAAGTTGTTCATAAAGAATTCCTGCATAATTAATTATAGAAATTCCATGCGTACCTATAGGTATTTCTATACAAATTATAGTATTATCTCCATTAGCTGGATCAAAGGGATTTGTTGGATTTGCAGTATTTATAGGAGGGGGCGTGCACCAAAAATCACATACTCGTAATAATATAGAAGTTGATGTACATTGATTTAAATAAATAATAGGTTTCATAACACCGTCAGCATCAAATAACGGTAGGCCATCCGGTAATTGTTGAAAACATCTAAAAACATAGAATTTATCTTGAGAAGGGGTGGTTTTCGTAAAAGCACTTAACATATTATAAATATAACTGTCAGTAACATCAATGTTTCTCTGCATTTCAGTTTCATAATGTGCTATAATAGCTGTAAAATCAAGTTCACTATTACCTAACATATTCCGTAGTCCCTGATTTATAGCAGCATAACCATCGCCAACAAATTTTTGTATTCCATTTATTATTTCAGCATCTTCATCAAAATTTTGCAATATTTGAGTCAATTCACCTACTCCTTTTGATGCAAAAAAACGAACAGCATCTTTCATTCGCTCTTCAATAGCAATATCAGCAATTTCCGTTATTTGAGGATTAACTAATCCAGCATAAAAGCGAGGATGCTGCGCTTTTAAATAATCATCATATTTATCATAGTTTTTATATTTATTTAATTGTTTTAATTTTATGATTTCAAACTGCGGCAAAGCCATTATATTATATATATTTATTTAAAGATTCCCCCCTCCAATAATAAATATATATAAAAACGATTTAAGCAAAAAACAAAAAATTAATAATTAAACTGTTTTTAAACCTACTTAATAACTTAAGTATACATTCCATATGGAATGTCTCTTGTTGATGCTTTATTAATTAAATCATCAATGAGCTGTCTTGTTAAAATACAAGGAAAGGTGATCTTACTCTTAAACTTAAATCCTTCACTATTTTCAAATAAATTTACATTAGGCTTCATTAATCTATATAAATTTAACTTCTTATAAATAATTTCTAAGCAACGCTTTAAATTGCGCACTCCATCTTCCTTTTCTGTAAAATCATTAATAATATATTCTAATAATTCATCATTAAATACAATAGCATCGCTTGTAAATTTGATTTCCTCTCTAATTTTTGGCAATAAATAATCTTTTGCAATAACCAATTTATCTTTAGTTTTGTAACCTTTTGTTTCTATTTTATACATCCTATCTTTTAAAATAGGATTAACAGCGCTCTCATCGTTGTAGCTAAAAATAAATAATGCTTTCGACATATCAATACTAATTTCCGAAAAATATTTGTCACTAAATTTGGTATTTTGTGTGCTGTCTGTCAAATGTGTTAATACACCTGTAATTTCCTGCCCTTTAAACGAATCGCTCAATTTATCTAATTCATCAAATAAAATAATTGGGTTCATACAACCACATTGAATTAGTATATCAATAATTTTTCCATGCTTACTCCCTTCGTATGTATAGTCAAATCCATCTATAAAACCCGAGTCACCACATCCACCCAGCGCAATAAGCGCAAAAGGCCTGTTTAAAATTCTGCTAATACCCTCTTTAATAAGCGTTGTTTTGCCGGTTCCAGGAGGCCCTTTAATAGCAATAGCACAACCAATCGCATTTGGATTTACTAACCACAATCCAATCATTTGCATAATTTGTATTTTAGCATCTTCCAACCCATAAGTAACGCTGTCTAATATTTTTTTAGCATTTTCCATAAATTCGTGACATTGCTCGATACCATCAGCAAAACTGATAGGCAAATTATTATATTTATTAAACGGAATTTTCAAGAACGAGTCTACCCACGACTTAATTTTATAATATTCACTATTTCCACTTCCAGACATTAGCCGCATAATATTAATTTTTCTTAAAGCACACGCTTTATATTGGTCAGGAATATCGAGATCAACCAAATGAAGTAAATAAGGCTTGCTGATTTTAGTTAAGTCTTTAAGTTTTTCTAATTTAGCAATTGCTTCTAACTGCAAATTTTTAGATAAGCAATTTTTAAAATAGTCAGACTCTGCTTCCTCGTTATTTAAAATCTTATCAAATGTTCGGTAATTCCTATTTGATACTTTTGGCGGAGCCGGAACTACATCATCTTTTTGAATAGTTTTATATGTGCTTTTATGAGTTTCCTCCTTTTTCTCGTTTTCCTCCTTTTCTTCATCTTCATCTTCGTCTTCGTCTTCGTCGACCTCTTGATAATAAAGATGTTCGCCATTTTCGCCAGTTTCGCCATTTTCATTATTATAAATATTATTTTTACCTTTTTTCAAATTTACAATAATATTAATATTTTTATTTCTATCAGATTTACTAAGGTTTTGAAAAAGCGTTTTGAAACCTTCTGATAACAATGTTTTTTCATATTTTGTACTCTTAATATTTGTAGTGTTGTCTCTTTCTTCTTCATCCGCGCTGCTACTAATACTACATTCATCTTCTGAATTATTCATAACATTTTTCTTATAAACTTTTTTATGCTTTTTTTTAATAATTTTACTATTAAATAAACTATGATTGCTCATAGGACTATTTAAAGTACTATTGTCAAAATGCTGATAATGTGCTTTTTTTGCTCGCTTGTGCGCATTTGCTTCATTAATATATTTATTTTTACTATAACGTGAAGGATATAATTGGTGCAAAAATTTATAATAATCACGCTTATTAAACATTTTTCCTGAGCCATTTTCAGAACCATTTTCAGATCCATTTTCAGAACCATTTTCAGAACCATTTTCAGAACTATTATCAAAATACTCACAATCTGAACCACTACTACTTGAACACACATCAGAATTACTGTTATCATACACGTAATTCATTTTTGGAATACAAGCAGTCTTAGTTCTTGTACAATATTTATGAGGCATAATAGTTCTATTATTAAATTATATTATATTATATTATATAACAAAAACTTCAATTTTTAAATTAATAAAAATTAAAAATTGAATTAATATTATTTAAATATTATTTAACTATTATAAAAGAATGACCGAATTTGAAAATAAAGAAGTTAAAAATAATAACAAAACAGAACAATCTATAGAAATTAAAATAATGAAACCTAAACTCAGGATTGCTTCTATGTTTGCTGGTTGTGGCGGATTAGATTTTGCATTTCATAAACAACCAGATAGATATGCTGTTGTATATGTCAATGATTTTAATAAGGATTCTTGTGATACTTATGAAAAATATTACAAATTTAAACCTACATGTCAAGATATAACCAAAATAGAAACTATCCCAGATTGTGATATACTTACAGGAGGGTTCCCATGTCAGGGATTCTCTGTGGCAAATTTATATAGAAAAGAAGCAGATAATAGAAATAAACTTTATTTAGAATTAGTAAGATTATTGAAACTAAAAAAACCTAAATATTTCATATTTGAAAATGTTAAAGGTATATTAAGTTTGGGTGGTTACGAAAATAATGTAGATAAGAAAAATCATACAGGAAAGATATTTAAAATGATAGTTTCAGATTTAGAGAAATGTGGTTATAAAGTAAAAACAAAATTGTTTAAAGTAAAATGGTATGATATTCCTCAAAATAGAGAACGTGTAATTTTTATAGGAATTCGCAGTGATATTTCTGAAAAAATTAATTTTGAATGGCCAATTGAAACACAAGAAATTACAAAAACATTAAAAGATGCAATAGGTGATTTACCAATTGACTATAATGAAGAAATTCAACATATTGGAACAAAACATAAAGTAAAAATTACAGGTTATATGGGTAATAGAAATTTAGAATGGGATAAAATAGCTCCTACTATCACAGGAAGAGGAGGAGGGACTGGAGGACCAGTTATAAATGTGCATCCAAGTGGAAAAAGAAGAATGACGGTTAGAGAATATGCTAGAATTCAAACTTTTCCAGACGATTTTATGTTTGAAGGTTCAGTGTCATCAATGTATAGACAAATTGGAAATGCGGTTCCTCCTAAATTCTCATTTGTTCTAACTGATTTAATATATTATTTAGATAGCCAATTATAAGTAATTCTTGGAGCACCACGTGTAATACGAGGACAAGACAATTTACTAATATTTTTAACAATAAACCAACCTTTTTTTTCATCAACTATAATTAATGTCTTGCTTATTGCTTCTTTACGAACACAATTATTTAACAATTCTTGTAAAGAATTAGTACCTAAACTTTTAATAATATCATCAATATATTCAGAATTTAAACTATGATATTCTTTTTCTAATTTGGTTTTTTTAAGTTCATTTAATAATTCATTCAATTTTGATAGATTTGACGTTGATAATTCAAATCTATCAACTCCTTCTATTATAGTAGTTCTTGAAGAACCATGTTTTTTATTAACATCATTATATAACTTATTTGCTAATTCACAAGTTATTCTATATTTTTCAATCCAAGTAATTAGCAATACTATTGTCATTCTAAATAATGTTCTCATATTATGACATCCATCTGTCCCTAAAGTGCAATCATCTTTTGTCATATCTTTTACACTTATATTTCCCAAAACTGGATGTATTAAATCAATCGTGCTATTTTGTCCTCCTACAGATGATGATAAATCAAGTTCTTTTGCTAATTTTTCTTCACCATTTCCTATGCCATTTTTGGTACTTTTAAATGGTATATCTTTTGATTTATCACTCCAATTATTAAAACTATCATTATTAATTTGACTAGATTGTTGTTCCATATCTTTTGATTGATTTGTTATATAAGTATAAATAAAAGTATTTAATTGTAATCAATTTTTATATACTATTAAAATACACATCAAAAAGTAAAACAAAAAGTAAAACAAAAGATAAAAAATTATTAATTAATAAAAAATAAAAAATTAAAAATTGAATTAATATTATTTAAATATTATTTAACTATTATAAAAGAATGACCGATTTTGAAAATAAGAAACCATCTAAAATCATCGGTATTCAATTTAGTATTTTAAGCCCATATGAAATTCAAAAAGGGTCGGTTGTTGAAATAACAAACAGAGATACTCATATAAATAATAAACCGGTATTAGGGGGACTTTTTGACCCTCGTATGGGTGTTTTAGATGCCGGTATGATATGTCCAACTGATGGTCTTGATTATGTTCAGTCACCTGGTTATTTTGGACATATTAACTTAGCAAGACCTGTATATTACATTCAATATTTATCAACTATTATGAAAATATCTAGATGTATTTGTATTAAGTGCTCTAAGCTATTAATTGACAAAGAAAAATATAATTATTTATTAGAATTAAATGCTGATGTCAGATGGACAAAAGTATTCGCATTAGCAAGTAAGAGGCACAGGTGTGGTGAAGATTCACATAATGGATGCGGATGCTTACAACCAAAACTTAGAAAAGAGGGTTTAGCAACAATTATTGCGGAATGGAATGATAAAGAAGAGGAATTTAATAATTATGAGTTTAAGAAAGAAGACTCTAAAATGGCGATGAAAATTATTCCAGAAATTATGCTCAAAATTTTTAAGAAAATATCGGATGAAGACGTTCATTTTATGGGGTTTAGTCCAATATGGTCGCGACCGGAATGGATGATTTGTCAAGTGCTTGCTGTCCCACCTCCACAAGTGCGACCATCAATTAAACACGATGCGCAACAGCGGAGTGAAGACGATTTAACACATATTATTATTAATATTGTTAAAGCAAATAAAATGTTACAGGAAAAAATCGAGCAAAAATCGGGATCTAATGTTATCGATGATTGGACAACAGTATTACAATATTATATTGCTACTCTTGTTGATAATAAGATTCCAGGTGTAGCAGCAGTTGCTCAACGGTCTGGTCGCCCACTAAAAGCGATTAAAGAGCGTTTAAATGGTAAGAGTGGCAGAGTGCGAGGTAATTTAATGGGAAAGCGCGTAGATTATAGTGCTCGTTCTGTTATTACTCCTGACCCAAATCTATCAATCAATCAATTAGGAGTTCCATTAAAGATTGCAAAAAATTTAACAAAACCTATTGTTGTTAATGCAAAAAATAAAAATTATTTGCAAAAGCTCATTTTAAATGGTCCTGATGTACATCCAGGAGCAAAAATTTATGAGCGAAAAAACGGTGATTGCATTAGTTTGCGCTATGTTGACCGTGAATCGATCAATCTTGAAATTGGTGATATTGTACATCGTCATATGTTAGATGGCGATCCTATATTATTTAATCGTCAACCCACTCTTCATAGGATGTCGATGATGTGTCATATTACAAAAGTAATGATGCGTGGGGATACATTTAGAATGAATGTTGCTGACACTAAACCATATAATGCAGATTTTGATGGTGATGAAATGAATTTACATATGCCACAAGATGATGAGTCAGAAATTGAACTCAAAACATTAGCGGCAGTAAAATATCAGATCATTAGCCCGGCAAATAACAAATCAATTGTCGGCATTTTTCAAGACTCGCTATTAAGTACTTATTTATTTACGCGTGAATCTATTAATTTCAACTCGAGAACAGCAATGAATATAATGGCGCATCTTAAAACTATCGATTTAACAAAAATCAACTTTGATATTCCATCGCAAAGTAGTTTCTCACTATTAAGCCAAATTATTCCAAATATTACATTAAAATATAAAACAAAGCAATTTAATGAAACAACGGAGGATTATAAAAATTCAAATAATGTATTAGAAATTAATAAAGGAACTATCAAACGCGGACACGTTGAAAAGGGTATTCTTGGAGATACAACGCGCGGATTAATTCATAGAATTAATAATGACTACGGAGTTGATAGCGCGTGTGATTTTATTAATAATTTACAAGACATTGTAACCGAATATATGAAAATTCACGGATACAGTGTAGGAATTAGCGATCTTATTGCTGATAGAGAAACAAATGAAAAAATCAATGAAACAATTAATAAGAAGAAAATAGAGGTTAAGTCTTTAATTGACGAAACTCATTTAGGTATTTTTGAGAATAAAACAGGACGCTCAAACGTCCAAGAATTTGAAACGCGCATTAATAATATCTTAAATAAAGCGTCTTTTGAAGCAGGTAAATTAGGTCGCCAAAATCTCAATACTAATAATCGTTTTGTAACGATGGTAAATGCCGGTTCAAAAGGCAGTGATTTAAATATTTCGCAAATGATTTCGTGCTTAGGACAGCAAAACGTAGATGGAAAACGCATTCCTTATGGATTTGAGGATAGAACATTACCACATTATACCAAATACGATGATTCACCAAATGCTCGTGGATTTGTAGAAAATTCATTTATTAGTGGATTAAATCCCGATGAGTTATTCTTTCACGCTATGGGTGGTCGTGTTGGTTTAATTGATACAGCTTGTAAAACAAGTCAAACCGGCTATATTCAGCGCCGCCTAATTAAAGGATTAGAAGACTTAATGGTACATTATGATATGACTGTACGTAACAATAAAAACAAAATTATACAATTTAAATACGGAGACGACAGCTTCGACCCAGTTAGGGTTGAGTCGCAACAAGTTCCATTTGTTAATATGTCTATTGAAGAAATTTATGGACATTATCAAATGCCCAATGATTATTCTAAAGACTCCATTTATGGAACATTATACACCAAACAAGCTTATAGCAAATTTAAAAAGCAAAAGCCTGAATTGGATAAAAAATGTAAATATTACATTGATTATATCTTAAAATCGAGAGAAGAGGTGATCGCAAAGATTTTCAATGCTATTTATAAACCTTCAGTGAATGTTGCTGTATCGTTTACACATATTATTAATAATATAGCAGGAAATCAAGAGGAAAATGTAATTATTGATATTACTCCATTAGAAGTATTCGAAATTATAGAGGCAAATTATGAAAAATTAAATAAACTCAATTATTGTAAGCCAAATAAACTATTTAAAGTCTTATACTTTTACTATTTAAGCCCAAAAGATTTATTATTATACAAACGCCTTACTCGCAAATCTATTGAAATTTTAATGACAGTTATTAATAACGCATATAAAAAATCATTAATAGCACCTGGTGAAATGGTTGGTATGATTGCAGCACAGAGCATCGGTGAACCTACAACACAATTAACACTCAACACCTTTCATTTTGCTGGTGTAAGTTCAAAATCGAATGTAACTCGTGGAGTTCCTCGTATTGAGGAAATCTTGTCTTTAAGTGATAATCCTAAAAGTTTATCATGCTCTATTTATTTGAATAAGCCTGAAAGTTATGATCAAAATAAAGTGAAAGAATATATTACAAAGATTGAAAATACAAAATTGCGGTCGCTTGTGGAGTCTATTGAGATTTGCTTTGACCCCGACGATATGAATTCGTTAATAGAAGAGGATGTTGAAATGATGAAAGAATATAATGAATTTGAAAAATTATTAGATGAGTGCAATAGTAGTTATGATGCAAATAAAGATAAAGAAAAATCGAAGTGGATTATTAGAATGGCTATGAATAGAACAGAAATGTTAGATAAAAATATCTCAATGGATGATATTCATTTTGGTTTAATGAATAGTTATAACAATTTGACGTGTATGTATACTGATTATAATTCTGATAAATTGATTTTTAGAATTAGGATTAATAGAAATCTTCAGCTTTTAAAGAAAAAGAAGAACAAGAATGTTTTGGAATCACTCGATCAAAGTGATGAGATTTATTTATTGAGAAATTTACAAGATGAATTGCTCGACAACCTGATTTTACGCGGTATTAAAAATATTAGTAAGGTATCATTGCGAAAAATTTCGGACAATTTTGAAGAAATTGATACAAAATATATTAAGAAAGATTTATGGGTTCTTGATACCGATGGGACAAATTTATTAGAAATCTTAGCCCTTGATTTTGTTGATAAAACGCGAACGGTTTCAAACCATATTATTGAAATTTATAATGTATTAGGTATTGAGGCAGCTCGTCAAAGTATATTTGATGAGTTTTCAGAGGTGATTGAGTTTGATAGCACATATATTAATTATCGCCATTTAACAATTTTAGCAGATAGGATGACTTGTAATGATAAGATGGTTTCTATTTTTAGGCACGGTATTAACAATGATGATATTGGAGCAATTGCAAAGGCGTCGTTTGAGGAAACACCTGAAATGTTTTTAAAAGCGGCAAAGCACGGAGAAATTGATAATATGAAAGGTGTTTCGGCAAATGTTATGTGTGGACAAGAGGGCTATTATGGAACAAGTAGTTTTAAAGTATTAATCGACAATGACTTTATTATGACAATTAAACCCGATAAGGAAGTTCTGCCTGTTGATGAGAAAAATAATGAGAAAGTTTTAATGGAGCAGCTAAATGCAATTTCAAGCAATGAGTGCAGCACAAATAATTTACTAATCGAATCGACAGTAACTTCTATACAAAATATTAATAACGGAAAGAGCGATGATTATGAATTAGATTTTTAAATTTTAGATTTTAGATATTAGATATTAGATTTTAGATTTTTAGAATAAGCAATAATACAGATTTTTTTTATATTTTATTAAAAATAAAAAAATATAAAATATAAAATATAAAATATAAGAATTACTTTTTCTTAATTTCAATCTTTTTGACCTGTCTTAATTTATATTTGCTATTTGTTATTTTTGTCAAATCATAATTTGTTATATAATTTTCTAACGGATTAATAAATAGTTTGAGCTCTCTCTTAAGGTCGCTAAATAATTTATGATTAGTAGTGTCTAATAAATCAGTTTCTATATTAATCTGTATTGAATGTTTAGTAAAAAGCAGCTTATAATTGTGTTCTTTTTTACGTGAATATTTACTCGGCACTTTAATAAAATAATAATCTTGGTTTAATTTATTTATATTACATATAATATAATTATTGTCCGTAATGCTTAAATCAATAGAGCTGTTACATAAGAATATTATCGGTAAATTGTACTCTTTTGCTAACATATAAATATCAATGTATGTTATATAATAAGCATCACTATAAATTAGATTTTCCAAACTGATCTCTTTTCTAATAACTTTATCAATTATAGCTTTTTTATTATTCTTCAATAAAATATAGTATAATATCTCATTATTAACGTCATTATTATAAAGACTGATCAGTTTTTTCTTTATATCAATAATTGTTAAAGTATTATTTCGCTGGCTATGCTTAATGATTATTAAAATTAATTCGAAAGAACATATTTTATTATCCATAGTAAAAAACAATTCATATAGTGGTTCTTTAAAATTTAATCGAATACCCTCTCTAACTATGTTTTTGTAAAATTCACATTTGTATTTGGTATCAATATTTTTTTCAATAAAATTAATGTTTTGCGCTATTTCTATACTATCAATACTACTATATTCTTGTGATTCTTGTGATTCTTGTGATTCTTGTGATTCTTGCACTTTTTGCACTTCGGTATTAATTTTGCTCAAATTTGGATCTTTGATTTTTGCCTTACTTTTTTCATAATATTCTTGAATATTATGTAACTTATCTTTTGTGGCAGCAATAACGATTTTCTCCTTTTTAATATTTTTAAAGTCCAAAATATCTTTAGACTCTATAATTCCCAATGTATCAAATGTATTTTTAAACATATTTTGCTTAGTGCCTGTTATTAAATCTTTAAAGTATTCCTGTGTTAATGTAGAATGAAATAGCAAAAGCTCATTATGTAAAATATTATATTCAACAGAGCCATAGTTATATGAAATATTATTCTCAAAAATGAAATTTTTGAACTTATTATATCTTACAAATTCATCCGCTAAGCGACTGTAGTATATTTCTTCATTAAGTTCCTGATTTATTAAATTTTTCTTAGGTATAATCAAAGAACATATATCATTTGACTTCATACAAAACGAGGTAGGGCATTCGTCTTCATCATAACAAGACGAAACTTGTTTAATATTATTCAATATTTTTTTGTCATACTTAGCAAATATTATATAATTCTCTCCAATTGTCTTTAATAAACTGTAAATATTAGATATTTTGTCTAAGTAAAGCATTGAATTATTGTTAATGATTTTTAGCAAACCTGTTTTGTAAATGGTGTTCTTATGTATTCCTAATATTTTTTTGAAGGTATTCTTGAAGCTGTTATAAAATTGTGTTTCTAATTTTATATTATTAACCATTGTAACGCGCTCATTGTCAACTCTAAGGTCCGTTTGTATGCTTTTATCAATATAAACATAATTCTTAGCACTGATTTCCTTTAGCTCGTCGCTCTTGTTAATTTCTGGTTTAGTCAATTGAATAAACTGATTACCATTAGTAAGAATACCTATAAGTAAACTATCCTCTATAATTTTGTATAACGGCTTAACTATGATTTTATAGTTACTTAGAGAATAAATCTTTTCTAAAATGCTCTTTGTATTATTGTAATCATTGAACTCTTGTTCTGTTATTTCATCTATCATTTTATAGGGAATATTATCATAAGTGGATGACAAGGCAGATGGATAGCAAGGTATAAATCCGTGCTCTATAGTATTATTAATTAATAATCCTATAACTTTGTTATTATAGTCTAAAATTTGATAGTTTATGTCATATTTCAAATTTATTATAATACTAATTACATTATCCAGATAAATATTTGGCTTAAAATCATAAAATGAATCGTCATTTTTTTGCGCAGTTATAGAACCTACGCATTTTAAATTTATTGAATTTCTTATTGAATTTAAAATTTGTTTAAAGTTAGCTAATTGTTTATCTTCAGTGCTCTTTGCAAAACTAAACGTTTTCACAATATGATAGTCAATGGTATTATTTATTAAATAAATCGGCTCAAAATACTCATTTTTTTGTATTAGCAATAAACTTTTCTTTTTCATATCTATAAATTCATTGCTGTAGCTTTGTTTAGGACATACAATTTTAACATTATCAGTAGTATCTTCGGTTGTAATATCTAATATAATCAGATTTAATCCATTAGGAAAAAGTAAACTGTTACTTTTACATATTATATCCCATAAATAAGTATAATCAATATAAGTGTCACTCTCTAAATAATTTTGAAAATTTTCAAAGCTATTTATAATTTTTTTAAGAAAAATTATATGTGTTTCGTCATCTGGTTTATTTGTAATTTTAGATGCTAATTGCTTATATAAAATACTTGAAATATATTTATCAAATGTTATTGAAGCAACCAATTCATTAAAGTTTTTAGAAATAAAAATATGTGGTAAGTTTCCATTATTATATTTTATAAAATTATCAATAGTTACACTGTTTCTTAGTATTTTTTTCATAGCATTAATAGAAATAGATTTGGAATTATTCAAAACAATAGTTTCATATAAATCTGCTATACAAGCTATGAATGATTGCTTATTACTATTTTCAACGCCATAACGTAATAAACATTGTCTGTTTGTTCTTAATAAATTGGGTGCTTGTTTAGTAACACAATCTAAGTTATCAAAATGTAAAAATTTTTGAATACTTAATGGTAAGAACCCTATTTTATTTTTTTCTAATGGCATTTTTTCGGGCCCTTTAATATAGTTATAATAATCTTTTTTGTTATCATTGGTACTATAATCTAAATTTAAGCATTTATTGCGTCGTTGTTTTTGCTGTGATTTATTCCATAACTTATTATTAAAACAGCAAGGTAAGCAAAATTTGTCTCTATTGTGTTTTTCATCTAAAAATCCAGGAACATGATCTATATAATTCCCTTTTTCATCAATATGGTATTTACTATCTGTAAATTCCATAATATTACCATCATAAGCACCGTTCTTATTCTTTTTTGTAATGACCTTTCCATAGCGCTCACTTTTTACTTCTTCGTGTGTTAAACTAATGTTTTTTTCAAGATCCCAATATCTTGGGCATATATAATAATACTTGTTTCCTTCTTTTGTGCCGTATTCATAACTTTCTGTATATGAGTCTCTATGATTCGCGTCTATATATGCTTTCTCTTCTTTTGTTAAAATGACAGGTTGCTTTTTTACATTTGCTGGACATAATCTTGAATATTCGGTATAAAATTTATTCTTGTCTGTGGTAAATAATTTAGGTTCTTTATTTATTAATCGTTTCAATATAGGGTTGCTTTTTTCTGATATTTCTTTAAATGTATCAGTTTCGTCTTTAGGTTTAGTTTCGTCCTTAGGTTTAGTTTCGTCCTTAGGTTTAGTTTCGTCCTCATCTTGAAATCCCAATTTTCCTTTGTCTCTAATTGTTTTCTCTATGGGTTTCGATTCATCTTTCAATTCATCTTTCGATTCATCTTTCAATTCATCTTTCGATTCATCTTTCGATTCATCTATATCTTCATTCATATACTCATTAATTATAGATTTACTATCTTCATCATCAGTCTCATCTTCATCTTCATCTTCATTTGCATTATCTAATTTTGTATCAAAAATATCTTGATTAGTTTGTTCATTAATGTCAACTTCATCTTTATTAGTAGAATCCTCATCTTCATTATTATCCTCATCCTCGTCCTCATCATCATCATCAAGAAGTATATCCATTAAATCGTTATTAGTGCTAAAAAAATCATCAGAACTTTCTTCTAATAAATGTAAGTTTTGCTTATTAGTACTAACCTCTATATTTATAAATGCTTTTTCTTTGGGCTCATCTAAAGGTTGTGCTTTTTTACATATATTATTTATTTCTAATTTTATACTGGAATCTTCAACAATAGCGAACATTATTTTAATTAATGAATCAATATAAATAGGAATACAGTCTAAATAGTTAATATTATCAATATTTTCTATAATAATTGAGAGATTGTTTGAATTAGTTTTTTTAAAAACGGTTGAAAATCCCGGATTATTTTTGATAGTTATTTTTTTGTGATTAAATGTATCTTGTAATAACTTGAGCGAATTAATTACATCTATTAGTCTTAATCTGGCATCTTCGAGAGATAAATTGAAGCTTTCTTTTAATTTATGCAGTATATCTGTTTCGCTGGATTTTTGCTTTATAAGTTCTATTATATATGATTCTTCTGAATTCATAGTACTAAAGTTTGATACATTTTTATAACGCATTACTATTTCCTCGGAGTTAGAGCTAATAACATTGAAAAAATAACTAATACAATTAGATATGTTATTTAATTTAAGAGGTCCTTTGATTTTAACATTTGTGATATAATTAATTGAATTAATTTCAATATTTTTGTCAAGTAAATTATCGAACAATTCAATACTATTATTAACAACAAATTTCCTAATGAATTTTATAATAGTGTTAACATTTGTAGCAATTAAAGTATTAATTTTGTTTAAATCTATAATATTCTTAAAATCGATTTTAAGATTGATAATTCCGCTATCCTCTAATTCAATAAGAAATTCATTAACATTATTAGTGAATAATTCTTCCTTGGAATTAACATAAAAAGAAATGGTGTGTGATTTGCCTAAAAATTTTGCATATTTTAGTATTAGCGTTTTACTTAGCAGCGGTATTTTTTTAGTATTACCTTCATTAGTGCAGAAAAGTCGATATAAATTCTCCATCTTTTTCCCTGGGTTGTATTTAATGAATGGATATAGTTCGCTGCTTGTAAATAATTTAAATAGGGTTTCTAATGATATATTATAGTTAATAGCACTATTAATATTGATATTAATACTTTTAATTCCGCTTGTTTCATATTTTAAACCGTTCGAATTATTATAAATGTTATACAGCAAATATTTGAATTGATTTTTGCTCTTATAATAGGGATCATCAATTAATTCAGAGGTTTTTTTTACTAACTCTGTTTTTTGCATAATAAAATCTCTCGCGTTAATAATATTTTTAGCATATAAAAATTGATAATATAATTTAATAACCGATTCGTCGTCTATATCTTGTGCTTCTCCTTGTCTTTCTATTACTGAGGCAGCCAAACAAACATATATAGCATTATTATATACATTGTATTCAAATAACATATTGGAATTATTTGTAGTAATGATTGATGCTAACGCTTTTGTAGATTGATTCGCATAATCATAAGGATTAACAATGAAATTGTTAACATTTTTTATTAGACTCTGCCCTAGAGTTATGAATTCTTTAATATTAATAATTTTAATATTATCAATATCTTCAAAACTGTATACTTCTTTCTTTTCTAAACTTTCAAGAATTTCTTTTTTTTCATTAATATTTATTAAGTAATTGATTAAACTTTCTTCTGTTAAATCGTTCTTATTATTATTTGTGAGCTGATTAAATAATTCCATTTTATTTAATTTTGATTGTGTCAGGCAATAAAAATAGAGCTCTTCGAAGCATAGTTTCTTGTCTTCATTGGCAATAGTGTTGTAGTGTTTAATAAATTTTAATTTAATAGTTTCGATTGAATCGTCTATATATATGTTGTCATCAATAAATATAAGTTTGGTGTTATAAGTTTTTAAATATGTTAAATCATAGTGGTTAAAATCAGTAGCAAAATGTTTTTCATATATTTCGCTATGTATAAAACTATTGTAATTATTATAGTTTGTATTTAGTTCAGTTATGCTTGGAATACTTGAAGTTATAATAGTACTACTTGGAATAGTGGTGCTTGATGTATGCGAGTTAGTATTTATATATTTATTCTTAATAAACAAATAAACTTCATTAAAAGTGTTATTGTTATTTATATAAAATTTAAATATATTTGACATTTATATAAATATAAGAGTTTAATTTTATATAAATATGATTGTAAATATAATTGTTGCTTATTGTAAAAATAGAGGATTAGGTAAAAATAATACGTTAGTATGGAATATTAAAAGTGATATGTCTAAATTTAAAAAATTAACAACTGGCAATGCTAATAATGCTATTGTTATGGGAAGAAAAACATTTGAAAGTTTTAATAATGTTAAAGGATTACCCAATAGAGACAATCTAATTTTGTCTAAATCATTAAAAATAGATGAATTGAATGGTAAAAATTGCATTAAAAGTTTTGCAACATTAGAACATTTGGAAGATTTTGTTAAAACAAAAAACTATTCACAATTATGGATTATTGGTGGTGCTGAAATATACGAACTCTTTTTGAATAATTATAAAAAGCAAGAAAATAGTATTTTTAATATTAATGAAATAATCATTACATATATTGATACCGATTTTGAGTGTGATTGTTTTTTTCCTGACCTGAATAAATATATTGATAAACATAATTTATATTTTTATAGCAAAAATATAATCAATAACAGCAATAGCAGCAATAGCAGCAATAGCAGCAATAACGAGTTATGTAAGCAAAATTATAACATTTATGAAATTATATATAAATATATATAAAAAATATATAGTTCTAAAGAATTATTTTACATCGTAATATGGATTATCAGTAATGTTCATACCACAATAGCGAGCTGGTTGTTTTTTATAATCAATAGGATTGTATATATTTATAGCTTTTGCTTCTGTTATTATAAATTTAAAATTGTCCCAGAACTCATCGGTATGACCGACAGATTTAGTAGCAATATGACTTACTTCATGAAGTGCAACATACATTAAAGTATTCATATCTATTAAACGTCCTTCACTGTTTTTTTCAGTATCTAAGCAAAAAGCGATTTTTTCACCTTTATTTTCGCTATAAGCTGTGAATTCACTTGTGGGAAGTGTTTCATAAATTTTTTTAGGATTGTAACCGTTAATAAGACGTTGCACATTATCTTTATTAGGATATTTTTTTGATAAGTGATTTACAAGTTTATTTAAATTATTATTAACGTGTGCTAATCTATCCGCAGCTAATTTTAGCTTGCTTCTATCTCTAACGCAATATGTATTACCATTTACCTCTGAAATAATACATCTTAAATTAAAAGTATCACTGTTTAAATATAATCTAACAGCTACAATAATAATAAATATTAATAAAATTATATTAAACAAAGTATTAGTTACTAATGCTTTCATTTATATATACATTTATATAAAATGTATTAAAATGTAAAATGTATTAAAATGTAAAATGTATTAAAATGTAAAATGTATTAAAATGTAAAATGTATAATATAATTTTTACTTCATTATATTATATATATTAAGCTTATATTTTTATTTATGAGCCTATTTCTAAAGGTTTTCTAAACTGGTCTGTTTCAATAGTTGAGATGTTCCACGGGCAATTTGTATTCATTCTGGGGTTCGCAGGTTCAGATCGTAATTGTAAATTCGAGTTTCTTAAACTCGAGCCTTGTGTATTAATTCCAACTAGCTGTGATGGATTTAATAGATTAATATTTTTTAAATCGGCATCAGCTTGTGGGATAGAGTTTGCCCAAAGATTATTATTATTTAGCGGTAAGAGATCCGATGGATTTGGTATTGCTTTATTATTTGCTAAAGTGTTCATTGCTGTTGGGCTATCAGCCGAAGTTGCTACTGTGGTATTTGAAACTCCATTATATGGCGCATATGTTGGTGAAACAGTTGTAGGTGGTGGTTCACTTGGTTGATTATTTAATTCTGAATAGCTAAGTCTATTTGTCATTGGTAAACTTAATAAATCCTTACCTTTTGAATAATTCAATAAAACTATTGCTATAAAAATAAATGCTATTATTCCTAAAATATGTTCCACATTAATTCCTTTTAAAAACTGTCCTTTGAGAAACTTTTTTGCAACAGTCATTTTATATAAAATAAACAATAAAAAATTTTTTATAATATTTAAATAATGATTATTTATCAATTAATTAAAAATTAATTAGGCTGCTATAAATATTAATTGGGCTACTATAAAAATTAATTAATTATCTTCATCGCTTGAACTATCACTAACTATATTAGTTAAATTATATTTAACTTTTATATTTTTTGCTTCTAAAAATGCTTCTAGAGCATTTTTTCTTATTTCTTTTGCTTTTTGCTTAGCTTTTCTATAAATTTCTAAATATATAGTTTCGTGTGACTTTAATTCTATTGAATCACTATTTTCTGTAGTAACATCTAAATCTGTTACTTCAAGCGCATAATCATCGCTATCATCTATAGTGTGTTTTGTTTCTAAATCATTTATTAAATAATTGAATGTGTTTGATTTGTTATCTTGAACTTCATTGGTAGAACTAATATTAGAGTTATTACTAATATTAGAGTTATTACTAATATTAGAGTTATTACTAATATTAGAGTTATTACTAATATTAGAGTTAGAACTATTAGTTAATTCATCATTTTCAATCAATTTATGAGGTTTGATGTTTATATTAATATTTTCATTAGTTTTTTCATTAGTTTTTTCATTAGTTTTTTCATTAGTTTTTTCAATGTTATTATTAGACTTTGATTCTGTAGTAAAATTCTCTAAAGCATCTTCCTTTTTTTTATTAAATTTAATCAATATTTGATTTTCTAAACTATCGCAAGGATATAAAACCATAAATTGAACAAGCACAATATCAATAACAAATGATGATTTTGAAAATCGTATTCCGTTTATATTTAATAGTGGAATTATTTCATTAACACAATCATAGTCTGCTAAAGCAAGTTTCTTTTCATTTTCATCATATAAATTTATTTTATCTTGCTTTATGTTTGCTTTAATTAAAAATTTCTTACCACCTTTATATGATCTCATAATAGGGTTAATAAAATCGTTAATGTCATCGTTTGAAATATTATCCGAATCGTAAAACCATAATGATTTATTATTGCAAATTTCTTTTATAAAATAATTTTCAAGATTTTCAAAGAATTCAACAATTAACTTGTCGCTGCTGTTAAATTCTAAATCGCAGAAACATTTAGAGGTAGCATTAACAATACCTTGTTTTGTTTTGCATTTAGGAAGTTGAATATAGAAATTTTTATTAAGATTACAATTTAATTTACTGAAATATATGTTAGCATTTAGAAGTGTTGGATTTTCTAACTTTAAACAACCAAAATCAAAATGTTCACATATTTCATAAATATGATTATTCATAATTGATTATATAATTCTTTAGAAAAATGAATTTATATTTTCACGCATAAATGTTATAAATAATATGCTCATTATTTATAACATTTTTATTTTTATAATTATAATAATAAAAATAATTTTATAAAATGACTGCAAAAGAAAATGTATCGAAAGATTCGATTGCGTATCATTGTATTAATTTCTTAAAATCGGAGGAAATCAAGAAAGAAATGAGTGCTATAATTAATCCTATTATGGATTATTTCTTAAAGCAAATACATATATATTTATTGTTTTTTCTATTTTTTATATTTATTAGTTTTATTTTACATTTAGGAGTTTTATTTCTATTAATAAAATATAATATAAGACTTAAAAAATATAATTATAAATTGGATAAATTGGAAAAAAGTGGATAATTTAAATATATCTATATTTAAAATATTTCTATAATTTATAAACAAGTAATGGGACAATACGCTCAAGCATCAGCAATGGATGATCCTCCGCCTATTATACCAGGTCAAGAATCACCTACCGGTCAACCCGCACTGCCTGTTGAGACACCAAAAACCGGTGGAAGAAGAAGAAGAAGAAGAAGAAGAAGCGCCAAAAAAGGTAGATCAAGAAATGGTGGAACATTTGTAACTGAAATAGCTACACCATTAGCGCTCTTAGGAGCCACTCAATATATGAAAAATAGAAATGCACGTAAAAGCTTAAAGAGACACAGATCGAGAAAAAGTTACAAAAATAGATCACAAAAAAGAAGAAGGTATTAAATCTCTCAGCATTAAAATTCTAAAACACTAATATATTATAATTTTAATATAAAACTAAACTAATAAATTATGATAATAGTTAATTATATTATTCATATTTATAAGTGATAAATATGAGTAATATAAGTATAGGTCCTTCTACATTTGATGTTCAAAATAATATACGAAGATGGGTTTCTATAGACAATGAATATAAAAAATTATACTCTCAAATCTCTCTTTTGAGAGAAGAAAAAAATACTATTGAAGAAAATATCTTTCATTATTACGATTCGAACAATGCAAAATATCCATTAATAAATATAAGTGATGGCAAATTAAGTTTAATACAATTAAGACAATACAATGTACTAAGTTATAAATTTTTAGAGGATTGTTTTAAAGAGTTTTTTAAAGATTATGAAAATGGCAAGTCTATTGAAAATGAGCTCATTGAGTTTATAAAATCACAGCGAACATTCAAAACAAATAAATTAATAAAACGAAGCGCTAAAACAAAACAATAAAGTTTGTATATTTATATTTATATTTGTATATTTATATTTATTTAAATATATACATATACATATACGTATAAAATATGTTAAAATATCTTGATGTTCACGACAAAAACAAACCAAAATTTAATAAATTATGTATGTTGCCTGGTTTTAATATATTAGATTTTACAAAAGAGCCTATTTCTTGTAATAATGAAGCAGGAAATAAAAATTCAGTTATAATAGATAAGGATACTATAAATGAAAAAACGTTTTTCAAATTATTTAGCTTAATTGATTCAGTAAAAAAACAACGTACCAAAAAATCTCATAAAAAAGCGCAACGAAAATTAACACGAAAACATTAAGGTACTTTGAACCAGTTAGAATGATTAAATGGGCTTATTAATACATTACTAATTCTGTCTTTCCAAAATTGGACTCGTTGTTCGAATAATAATTCTTTTGTCGTTTTAGGATATAAATCCTTAGAAATGTAGTCTTTTTCAAGTTGACTTTGTTTAGGCTTTACACCATAACAATTTGAACCTAATTTAGTATGAGGATTTGGAACATAATTACCATTTATACCAGGCAGTCCGCAATCATATTCATGACCCTCTTTATCTTGTAATTTTGTCCAATCACTTTGACTTGTAGGATATAGTCCGAGCTGGTCCTTAGTCCATCCATAGCTGCACCAACTTGCTCCGTTTTTATGTGCTTCAGTTAATTGATTATAACTAGCTAATTCACCGTCAAATGCTTTACATACAGCTTTAGCATCGTGATATGTAAATCTATTACCTGGAACATGATATACTTCCTTAAAATTCATAGATATATCAGGCTGATCTACAACTGACTTTATATTTATTTCGGGTTTTTGAGAAAATAAATTTTTAAATTCAGTTACAACATTAATATTAAAAAAATAAGCTAATCCATTAACAAATATTAAAAGAATAAAAATACCCCACAACAAAGCCTCTATAATATAATGCCCTCCAGATGAACTTGAACTACCTTCACTATATCCATAGTTGTATGATTTGCCTAAAAATGAAAATATTATGTAATAAATCATAATAATTACAATTAGCACTATTAATACAAAAGGATTGGAGCCTAAATTGTTTAAATTATTGTAAAAATCTTGCGTTATATTATTAACTAATGCCATATTATATTATATTATTATTATAATAATATAATAATAATTTAAATAATAGTATTGAGAATTGCTAACTTTAAACATTACATAAAAATCTATAATAATTTTATAATAATTTTCTATAAAAATAACAGTATCCATTTGCTGTGATTAGTTGCGATTCATCAATTTCATTAATATTGGTATCATTAAAGTTGTACCATTTTTGATTAGCGTTTTTTATATATGCAGTATAATGCCCTCCTTGACTTTCACCATTATGATTACAAATCCCAAATAACTCATAAATATACGTCTCTCTATTATAACCCACAACATATTTACTAAGATCCAACCCAATTAAAGGAGTATGTATTATAATATTTAATTTTCTATTAAAATTATTAAATTTCTTAAAATCAACAATTAATATATTAGGCAAACTCCAAAACTTTATAGTTTTTACTACATCCTGCTTTAAGTTCGTTTTTTCGTTGAACCAAGCATTTGGACCTTCTAAAAATTCATAATTAGTATATAAATCAAAACAATCATATATAGAACATTTATTGGCTGTTTTATTAGTATTAGTATTATTATTATCTGATGATAATGGTAACGGTAATGGTAAATTAATTATACTAAATGGTTCAGGCTTAATGCTCAAAATTTTATTTGAATTAGTATTTGAATCAGTTTTTGATATTATTAATGAAACATGTATTCCAAAAAATAAATCAATGATTTCTGAATAACTGTTAGTATATGTATTTTTTATCATTTCATAACAAGTTTTTGCTAACTCATCAAGGTCATTTTCTATCTTTCCGTTCACTGTTATATCAACCTTTCGCTCTAATGCTTCGTGAAAACAATCAAAAATGAAAATTAAAAACTCTGGCAAATCGTTTTGCGCATAACCTGTAAACAAATCACACTTTTTTAATAAAGCTACCTGTTGAATAGCATTTACAAACCTATTTGGACTAATTATACAGTTCTTACTCCATATTAAATCTTTTAAGCTTTTCCATTCTCTCAAAACAACTCCGTTAGTAATTGAAATATTTTGTTCAAACAAATCAATAACTTCATTTAACTCATAACAATGTGATAAAATCTGCATACACGAGTTTATATAGCATGTATTTCCTAAATTACATAATCCTGTCAATCCCTTATCATTATATTTGCTTATTAGATTATTAGATGCTAAATATTTATAATTTATTTCACTATTCATATGCTTTGGGTCCCAATATATTTATAGACAATATATTTATAATATATATTTAAATATATATTATTTATATTATTTATATTATTTATATTATACTATGAATAGTAATAGTAATAGTAATACTATGAATATGGATAATTTACTAATATTCTCAAACAATTATATACATTATTTAAACAATAGTGTTAATTATTTAAACAATAGCATAACGTATTTAAATAATCTTATGTATATGAATAATAGCTATGCTAATTATAATGCTAATTATGCTAATGCTAATTATAATGCTAATTATGCTAATGCTAATTATGCTAATGCTAATTATGCTAATACTAATGCCGATGCGTATTTATTAAATTATGATTTGGATGATTTCAAAAAGCTATCCAATATTAATATGCAAGCACTAATTAGATCGAACACAATAGATTTGTATTATGGAAATATTGAAAATCCTACAAATGATACTTGTGCTATAACCCATGAAAAGTTCTCAAATTGCGATGAAGTAACAATGATTAAAGAATGTGGACATATATTCAGTAGTAGCGCAATTAAGAAATGGCTAATAGAACATCAAACATGCCCAAATTGTAGACATAATATACTAACTAATTCAAATATTATTAGTTATTTAAATCCTGAAAATGATAAAACATATTTTTTATATAGCTCTGAATTCAAATTTTTTTTAGCTTTACATATTGAAACTTTATTAACAAATAGAGAATCAAATAATGAAAATGATAATACAGATGAAAATGAAGACATTGAAAATATGAATAATACTTCGAGCTATAATATTGGATTATTTTTACGCTAATGTTTTGCTAATGTTTTGCTAATGTTTTGTTATCTTATATTGTAACACTTAATGGAATTATTAAAGGAATAATATAACTTGTATTAATAATTTTCATATGCTCTATTCTGATTTGTCTACTTATTTTCCATTTTTTACTTCTATAACACAAAATATTTTTTTTAGCTTCACTATAAATTGCAGGCGTTTCTTTGAGAGATTGTTGTAATTCTCTCAACTTGTTAGTTTCATTCTTATAATTTTCTTCCATTGCTTTAATTTTTTCAAATTGCTTACGTGTTTCAAGGCACCTCTTATTATTATCGTTTTTTTTCAAATAAACATATTTTTTTATATCTGCTAACATTTGTCTTTCATATATTGTAGTAAAATATTTGCCTCTTACATTGCGTAAAGTTTCATTGTTTTTATTATTAACGCCTTTATTTCCACAATAAGGACAACGCGAATCACCATTTCTAAACCAAGTAATTAAACAATTAGTATGATAAGTATGATTACATTCAGGCAAAGTATAACATTGACTACATTGTAATTCATCTTTACATATCATACATTCTTCATTTGCATTACTAACATTAAGAATATTAATGGCATTAGTTAATGTATCCATAATAACCTAATATATTATTAGCTTATTAATCAAATAAGTTTTATATAAGTTTTATATAAGTTTTATTTCTTATTTTATAAAAAATTAATAAATAATAAATAAAAAATAAATCATATATAAAAATTAAATTATATAAAAAATAAATTATAAAAATTAGCCACCACCTTTTAATAAAGCACCAAACGCACTCCAATAAGGTAATAGCGTTGGTTTCTGTTTTAATACACTTAAAATTTTATGGTCTATGTATTTTTTATCTACGACAACTTGATACGTATAGTCTTCAAACCAGCTCTTTGACATATAATAATTTCCTTTAAACCCCTTTTCGTCTCCCCAAGAATTTTCAACTAAAAATCCATTTGTTTTTGAATTATCAAAATTATAGCCTTTTATGATTACAGCATGATTTGGTCCAGATTGCCTATAATTTAGAGCATCACATTTTTCCATATAATTGTTAAATCCAAAAACATCTTCATAATCAAACCCCTCTTTATCTAAAAACCCGTGATCGTTCGAGATATATTTTCTAAAATCAACCCCTACCCATACTGCTTCTTGATTAGCAATTGATTTTTTAACGGCATCAATCATTATATTGCTTGGAACATTAATGAAATTTTGCTCGCTAGCACCCAATATATTGAATGTCATTTCAACATTATATAATTTATAAAATGGGGCATTTTTACAAGGATAGTTTATTAAACAAAGTTTATCACGTGCTTTATAGGGAACGTGCTTCTTATAAAAATCAAGCGGAGTTATATTTGCGATTTTTTTTGCTGTTAATGATTTATCACTACCAGAAGTTTCATAATATTCCCAAGTTATTTTACTTGGTGGTTCTCCTAAAAATAAAACCAAAATTTTATAACAATCAAATAGCATTTCTTGTAATATTTGTTCTTTCTTTTTCAATAAATCGCCTTTTGTCATAGTTCTAATTCTATACGCACATTTTCGTAAATAATCGTCATAAAAGTGTTCTAATTCTTTAGAATTAGCGCTATGATAGTGGTCGCTCATATTTGATTTAGGTATTATACCATATTTTTCAATCAAATTTACAAACATATTCCACTGACCACCATCGTCTGTTACTTTATCTAACATATGTATTAATTTTCCTAATTCCGCTTCAGATTTAAATGTTTCTAAATTAGTGCTATAAGTTTCTAAAATATAGTTTAAATAATAGTTTGCCTTTTCCAATTTATCGTAGAAAAATAAGAAATTTTGCGAAAGCTCAAAACTCGGCTGCAATTTATACTCTTTAATCATCTTAAAACGAATAATATTTAAAAACGCAAACAACCAACATCTACCACTATTTCTTTGATTTGTTATATCAGCATTTATATCAATAACTTTATTGAACACTTGCTTTTTATTTTGTATATAATCACTTTTCAATATTAATTTCTTAAAATCAGACTTGGTGTTTACATTTCTAAGCACCTTATTTGTTTTTTTTATATTAAATTTATGTGAATAACTTGTTAAATTTTTATGTGTTATATTATTAACCATAGTTATATAAAAAAATATATATTAATATATCACTATATTAATATATTAAATAAAAATAAAACAATAAAAAATAAAACAAAACAAAACAAAACAATATAACAAAACAATATAGCAAAACAATATAAAGACCTATTTACAATCTTTTAAATATTTATCAAATAGCAAGCTTTTAATTTCTTTACATTTTAATTCTTCAAGTTTTTTCTCATATTTTTCCGGATCACTCCATTTTTCGCGTAATTTTGCTAATTCATTATGCCACGATTGTAATGTTATTCCTCGCTTTTTCTTAAATTCACTCATATTTTCTAAATCTAAAGAATATAACTGCAATAACGGTTTCATTATTTGATTACTAATATAATGGCTATAGTCCAGTTGTAATCCATTAAGCTTAATGAAATCAGGTGTCTCTATTTTTTCACCTTGCAAAGCCTTTTTATTGCTGTTCACTATATACGCATAATACATTCTATCCCCACTACAAGGTTTATTCCCACTGTCGCGCAATCCAATACGCTCTGCTAATACTTTGTGAGCAATTTGTTTAGGATTTTTATAATAACCTCGCAACGATTTAGTTACTAATAATTTTTCAATAGAATATTCGCAACCTATTAATTTCTCAAGACATTCATTTAAAAATTTTACCGATTTTGTAATACTCTTTTCACTCATAATAATATTAACAATACCCCCATAAATATCCTTAACAATGGGCGCATTGTCTCGCCGTTTTAATACAATACCCATATATTTCATTTTACCTTTATCTGGATTGTCCTCATATAAAATACCAACATAACGCTTTTTAGATAACAAAATCCACGGATAAAAGGTTTTCTCATATTCTAAGTCGTGAGGCGCTTTTAGAAATTTACTCGCTAATTCGCCCGCCTGCTTTGCAAGCTCAATAGTATAAACAAGCGCTTCTTTATTTATAATCTTTTCATTTGTTTCAGAATTGCGCAAATTAAATTTAAAGAATACGGAATCAGTGTCACCATAAACGCACTCAGCTTTAACTTTTACGGTTGTTCCATCCTTAACCTTCACATTAATATTGTCATAACATTCTTCAATAATTGAACGACCATAAAATAATAATTTGCGCCCTACTGCTGTTGTAGATGCGGCAACATCTGGCTCATAAAAAGCGCTCGTAATAGCGCCCATTTGTCCATATAATGAATTAGCAGTCACTTTAATACTTAACTGGCGCTTATCCAAAATATTTTTCATAAACTCATCATTTTCTAAGGTTATGAGTTTACGCGTTGCTTTTCGTGCATAAAGCAAATCTTCTAAGATTGCTGGCATAATTGCTTTTCCTTCGCTAAATTGCGCAAATCTGCAAACCTTGTAACCAATTACAACTTTTTTAGCTGCTGCTTTAGCTGTTAATCTTACATATTTATATGTATCATATTTTACATCAACATAAGTATATCCCGACTCATATAAATTGTCGTAAATAAAATTTCCGGCTTCATCTTTTTCACCAAGCTCACCAATCAAATTATGCTCTAAGTCATATTCTTTTGTCCATACTTTGCTATCGTGCGATAAATTTTCGGAAATAATAGATGAAGGATATAGCGAACTATAATCAACACACGCTACAGGCTCATCTAAGTAAATACCTGTTTTAGGCTTGAAAACATACGCCCCTTCATACCCTCCGCCGTTATTATGTTTTTTGACAACAGGCATAAGAGTATTTTTTTCACCACATTTTTTAGAAACATAACTTTGCAATTTAATACCTTGTCCGCGCAATAATAGGAAGCTTAGCGGAACATTACACAAATTAGACATCTCCACTTTATCTGTAATCACGTCAACCTTCAATAATAACCATATAACATTGTCACAATCTGCTAAACAATATTTTCCAACAGTCCACCTATCATAGTCGGAACCATCAGCAAGAGCAAATATTTCGTGAGGTGTTACGTCGTCCTTCGCTAAACCCCATTTATATTTATAATTTGCTAAATCTAATTCTTCAGCACTATTGATCACAAACCATTGCTCTGTTTTATTTAGCTCAATAATCTCAAATTTTTTGCCTTTTTTGTATAAATTAGTACTAAATCCTTGCTCGTCAAACTTAATATAACTACCTACTGAAATACCTGTTAAATTTTTCGTCATAATTTTAGTAGTGTTAGCTTCGTTATTTACATACGTTTTTATTACATTATCACTTATAAAATAGCTCGATGTGAAATCTAATTTATTAGAACTTAATGTAAATTCTTTTCTAAAAATGACATACATATCAATAATAATGCGACCAGGCATTTTTATAAATTTGAGATTATATTCACCGCTTGCTAAGACGATTTTATTGGTCTCAATGTCTTGTAATCCAGTGCGCCAATCTTTTGAAACACAAATCTCATCCTTGTTACGTGATAACTTGAGGAACTCTTTTGCGCAATTCAATTCAAGAGAACGCTTATACATAAATTCAAAATCAAATCCGGTAATGTTATAACCCGTAATAATATGAGGATTATATTTTATTAATATTTTTGTAAATGTTAATAATACCTCTTGCTCTGTTTGTCGCTCTAAAACAATAACATTATTATCTTTAACCCAAGATAAATATTTTTCAGGAATTTTACAACCTCCTTTTACAATTAGCACACGTTCATAAGGCTGTTTCTCAGTATAGTTAATAAAACTCAACCCAATAAATGTAACGCAATCACCTTCAAGTTCTGGAAAGCCGGTGTTTTTGAATGCTTCCGTTAACTCGTATAATTTTGTGTTATATTCACACGAACTATCTTTCATTAATTCAATCAATGTTACGTTTTTTTTATTATAAACTTTTACTCTCTTTTTGCGCTTATAATTAGTTGTAGTTTCAATATCTGTGGCATCGTTATTTTTATCATCATCATCAAGAGAAGCGTCGTCGTCATTGTCCTCGTCATCTTCTGACTCGCTTGTTTCTATAATAATTTCTTCTCCGTTTTTTTTCTTAAAGTTTGCGGGAATATAATTTGCTAAATTTTCAATTAAATTTTCGAAATTTATTGCTTCTAAATTCTTTTCCTTTGAAAAGACCTTAGCAATATAGCCCAGCTTATCTTTAGTCAATTCAAAAGCACATAATATTTCTTGTTTTAACATACTAATATCATAATTAGCTCTAAAATCATCACTACAAGAATAATAATTCTCAAGTATGTTTGTAGCCAATTTTTTATAGTTTTTTATTGGAAGAGGAAAATCACCATGACTACTGCTCGCTTCAATATCAAAACTGCAAATATTGTACTTTACTGGTGTCTCTTTTTCTTTATACGAAACAATGTCTTCGTGATTTACGCAATATTCATAAGCACAATGTGTTGTTTTATTTGCTATTTTTTTAACTTTATTTGATGGCATCTTAATCCATCCACTTGGAACAATTTCTTTAGTATGGAAGAATTTTAATAATGGAGGAATATCTGCTTCATATAAATAGCAATTTGTTGTTCCATAGTCATCAGTATAAATATAACCATCGTCATTTAATGACCTTTCAAATCCACTATCTTTACTTGTTGTATCAGTATAGAATAATTTTTTCACTTTATTATATATAGCTGTATTCATAAATGATATTTTTATAAAAGTATGCAACTTTTTATTATCAAATCCGTATAGTTTTTGTCTTTTTACGAGCTTTAAGCTTACAATACTATCTTCATAATAATTACCTACTTTTTGCTTCTTCAAATGGGCTAAAAACAAATTTGCTCGCTGGTCGTTCCATTCTTCATTTACTAAAATGTAGAAAAATGGATAAAAGTTCTCAATAATAATTGAGGCTGTTTTATGAGTCTCATCAATACCAAACGCTTGAATAATAAACTTTTTATTATCTTTATAAGGATTAACATGAACATTCATTAATTTATTATTTTCAACTTCGTATTTATTATGCCCATCATAAACATTATAATCATATAATCTGAAAGATAGATGCTTATTACTATTATGCTTATCCATAATAGTAAATATAATATAAATAGTATATTAATTCTATATTTTTTAACTATAGAATTAATTTCAATTTTTTTAATTAAGATATAAGATAGTTAATCTATCTTCTAAAATGCATTTTGAATGGTGTAACAATTGGAGTATTAATATTAGCTCTTGGTATTGTTGCTGTGCCGTCGCGTAAATTATCGATACATTGTTGCGATATTCTATTTAGAGCGCTACTTCTTACAATATTAGCAAAATTAGTATTTATAGATGTATTTGCTGAATTTGCTGAATTTGCTGGATTTGCTCGATTATCTTTAGCAGTATAATACTTAATAGCATTTTTTTTAATATTTACTTGTGCTTCATAATCGTTACAAGTGTCTTGGTCAATCTGATATTGATTAATAAATCCTCGCCCGATAATACTATTTGTATTGTATGGAACGATTGATAATAGTTTTGGAACATTATTCAAACCAATTAAACCTTGTATCATTTTTCTTGATAAATTACTGCCATTTCGCGAAGGAATAAACGTATTATTTACTCTTGAATTATTCAATCCGGGTAATAATATTATTGCTTTTTCTAAAGTATCAATAGCACTATTTCTTACAATTTCAATATTATTATTAGGATATAAAAAACGTGGATCAGTCTCGGTTGCTGGATCATGATATATAAAAATACAATCTACATTTTCAAAATCACTCCCTGTTGTGGTTGTTATTAGATTTATAACTTCTAAGCTATAAAAATTTAATTTACTATAATACAATACATTGTCTGAATAACTGAATGGATATGAATTACTACATAAATCAAGCGAATTATTATCTAATAATATGTCTAAATTTAAACTTAAATAAAATGTTGTTCCATAGTTATACCGCATATCATATCGAATAATATTTGTGAGTAAATTAGTATTTATTTCTTTGTAATTCTCAAAGTTATAAAGATCCTCTTGATAGTTTATATTTTTTGATTTAAACCGTATAGCACTATTAAGAAGTTCATAACTTATAGTTGTGGGAATGTCTTTATTATTAATTCTTAATAAATTATTCAAATTGTTAATATAATTATTGTTAGTATAATACTTAATAGCATCATTAGTACTAATATATGAAAAATCTATAAGTTTTGATGAATTAAATTCGAATACTTTGCTATTTCTATATTCAAAATTATTGAATAAAATATTATTGTAGTTTATTGCGTTATTATAATTTATAGGATTATAAATTACATTATTTGCATTTTTATAAAAAAATGCAAAATCTAATAAATATAAATTAGAAAGTGATGGAATTAATGTATTATATGTTGTATTAGCAGATGTTATTATTGAAGAATTAATATCTTTCTTAAAAACTATTTTTGAAATGTCAAAATAAGTATAACTTTTAGAAAAAATATGTGTATGACGGTACAAATCTCTTTGCGTAATTCCTGTAATTTGTTTACCTAATGATAAGAATATTGTATTAATACTGGGACCAATTAATTTACTATAATTTGGATTTTTTTGATAAAAATTGGAATATACATCTATAGCTTTAACATTATTAAGAAAAATGTTATTTTTTTGAAAAATAATAGTACTGTTTGCCCTGCTTTTATTCAACATTTTAAAATTATTAGTTTTTATCATAAATGTATTTAATACATAAGGTTCGTTATCAGTAACGGGATAACTATTGATATATATTGGAGAAATACCTGTACTATCATATAAACTGAATTTATAAGTATTTATATTCTTGAAATCTAATGTTAGTTTATTATATGAATATATATTATTATATATATCATATGCTGTATTAAGATATAATTTGCTAATACTTATATCTGTAGTGTTTATTGTGTCGTTACTAATACCGGTAAAGAGAGTTCCAAAATCATAAGCATTATAATTTATTAACGATCTATTATTAGTTGTATTCGAGTATATAGGAGTGCTTGAAAAATCTATAATCTTAAACTTATATGTAGGAACAAATATATGATTATTATTATTATTTCCATATACGAAATCCGTTAGTTTTATATTAAAATAGTCCTGTTTACTTGTTAAATTAAAGTAATAATTCAAATGAAAAATATTATCAATTCCACTACTATTAATATTATCAAGTAAATAGTTCTTTGTATTATCAAAAATATCCTGATTTGCTATAAATAAAATTTTACGATGTTTGTTTGTACTTGTGTTTGTACTTATATCATCGTGAATAAACTTAATATTATTTTTAATATTATTCTGCGTGATTAAACACGTATTAAAAACACCCACGTTTTCAGCATTGAGCCCTAATCTCTGACTTAATATTATTCTATTTTTATGTTTATTGGAATATTTAGTTGTAAAAAAATCAACAAGCTCAGTGTCATTATTATTATTACCGGAAGGTACTATATTAACTATAGGCGTTACATTCATATAAATTGTTAATCCCTTATTTGAACCTGCTAAAATAATATAATCAGCTTTAGTATTAGGTATTGTAATCATACTTATAATATATATAATATAAATTTTATAAGTATTGATTTTATAAGTATTGATTTCATATATAATATGGCTATTAAGTTAATATATCTGTATCATTAAAATACCATTCAGGTGACAAATATTGATTCTTGGATTTACTAACATTACTATCTTTTTTGCTTGTAAGAGTTGGTCCATTTGCAGTAATTGAAGTAATTTCATAAGTTCCAATAGCATAATTATAATATTTTAAGTCAGATATGTTACCTGAAAATCCACCATTATAGTTAACATATAAATTATCATAATTTTGCTTAATAATATTTGATAATTTATGCCGTTTTGTCAAATTACCATTTATATATATATCAACAATATTTTGAGACGTTGTTCTTATGACAATACCAACCCACTTTTTAATAGGTATAGCATCTACATATATATCATCGTAATATGCTTTCGAAACACTATTGTTATTATGATATACATTCATTCTTACAAGCATACCCAATATTGGATATTTATCCAATAAATTATCAGAATAATTTCGTTTTCCTTTATATAAGTATACTCCTGGGCAATTATTAGGTCCAAACAAACCTGAGCCGCCCTCGCCTGTGGAATTAGGAGGAGACCCTTTATTGAATACATGCATAAAGTCTAAATCGTCTTTATATTCTAAATTATTAACATAAATCCAAAATGAATATGTAAATTCAATTCCATCATATTGATCAATACTTCTTAATAAAGGAATAGATGATTTTATGCCTAGAGCCTGTGTAACAGTTAAAGCTTCGGTTGCGTCTTTCATTCCGCTTATAATATATGGAGTAGGAGATGGAGATAATAAAGTATATAATATTTTGCTTCCAATGTAAAATAAAGACGAAAAGATTATTATAATTGCTAATAAAAAAGTTAATCTTGATATCATTGTGTTAGATGATAAGAACTCGCTTAACATGCTTTTTTTCTCGCTTTGATATGGAATTAATGAACCTATATTTTTTTTAATATTGTCCAAAACTCCTTCCGGTGGATTCATATTATTACTATTATATAATAATAATAATAATTTTATTAATAATAATAACAATAATAATATTATTAATAATATTAATAATAATCAATAATAATAATAATAATAACAATAATTTTATTAATTATTATATTAAATTGTAATTGTTCCTTTTTCTTTGTTATACTCAAGAAAGCTAACTTTTAATCTATATTTATTAAACATACTTGAGGCAACACTTGCATTAATACCTGCTTTATAAATATTATAAGCCTCTTGCGGATTGATTGAATTTCCTTCATAACGTATACGTGTTATAAAACCTTCAAAACTACTGTTTACACCATTATTACTTGCAGGAGTTCCTATTGTTTGCATATTTCCTATATATATATTTTTTTTCAATTGATTAGTATCATAATTTTTATATAATCCATGTAATATAAATGAATTACGTAATTTACCGTCTAAATATACATCTAATGTGCGAGTATCTACACTAAGTGTAAGATTATTCCATTTTTGAACAGAAATATTAGGTATTTTGTATCTTGTATAATTAGCCTTATTTCCCGAGCTTGGTCTGTCTAAATAACTTTCAATATCAATAAATAAATTGTTTTCATATTTATCTAATGCTATATTTATATTTTTATACAAATTTCCAGATGATTCTAATGTTACTTTACTACTAATACCAGATATAGCAGATGTTAATTGAGATACTGTAATAGCTGTTTCACGGCCTGCCATAAATAGAATATTTTTCTCATTAGAAATATTATCACCCCAATTATCAATAAAAAACCATACACTTAACATAAAATTTGATGAGTTCGTTTCAGGAATAGCTTTAGAAAAAATAACATTTTTATTACTTGAGAAATAAGACGACGAAGCATTAGCACTATCATATCTCTCTGCTGGTAGTTTTGCATCGCACATTATATCAAATATAATATTTGTTTTAAAGAACAAGTTATTTAGTCCCCATATAAGAACAATCAAAAGTATTATTATTATTATTATACTTTTTATATTCATTATAATTATATATATAAAAATATAATAATGTTTTTATAATAATATTTAAGTCTTAAATATATTATTCTTTATTATATTTTTATTAAATTTTGTAATATTTTTATTAAATTTTGTAATATTTTGTAATATTTTGTAATATTTTATAATATTTTTATTAATCTCTCAAATTTTTACTATACTTTATTATTTTTAGATAAATTATATAATAGTTCGATTGTTGATGGTGTTTTAATTTTATCATAATAATATATTTCTTTTATACTTCCATGAATGCCGTCTCTTTCACCAATAGTTATCTTATCACCCTTAAAATATGGTGATACATTTTCTTTAGAACCTACTAATTTACCATCAATAAATACATCTATTATATTGTTATCGTAATTTATTACAAAGAATAACCATTTTTGTAACTTGGGCTTATCCATCTCATAAATTGTATCTAACTGATCGCCTCTATTACTAATAGTTCTTGATTTTACTATTATTTTTTGCGAATTACCATTATAATATATGACAGGTTTATAAGCATAATTGAATAATACAGTATCTTTTGTATATGCTATTGATGTATTTGCTGGTTGTGAATTTATATAAATATAAAAACTTAGACTATAAGTATAACTATATGGAAATCTTTCTTTACTTATTACAGAATCATGGTATTCACCTTTAATATTATAGACACTGTTTACATCATTAAATAAAGCAAATGTGTAAGCTTTAGTATCATTAAGACTTGTATCAGTGTTAATGTTATAGCTGCTATCTTTCATAAACCCACTATTATCAGTAAGTGTATCCAATTGTTCTTTATTGAAATTAAAAGCTGCTATCATTTTATCATATTTATTATTTGACGGAGTTGTAGTGGTTTGTTCTTGTACTATATTCGGTAATTCGGTTGTTTTACTTAAATTTGTGTTTAAGTTTTGATATTTTCCTAAAGTTCGCTCTTCATTCAAATAAAAAGGTCCCGTGCCTTGTAAAATATCACTCTTATTAAATGTTCGTATGTATTTGAATATAATAGGCAATACAAATATTAATAATACCAATAATAGTAAAATGAAAAATAATAAATATACGGAGGATGGTGTTAGTTTTATATCTTTATTAATTTCATCGACAAGAATAACCAACAAGCAAGGAATAAAAAAAATCAAATTTTTGAAAATACATAAGAAAAACATAGCATAATTTTTTAATAAAGTTGTAAAAGAAGTTTCTTCTTTACTATCTTTATTATCAGATTGTTTTGTTAATTCGCAATATATTGACCCAGGTGAAGTGGGAGCAGCTTTTATAGAAAATAGCTTTGCTATTATTGCTAATACTATGAGAGCTATTAATATACCTACAATATTTTTTGAAATATCAAAAACATCATCACTATTTTTATGTAAATATAAAGTATAGTTTATTGTAAACAATGGTACTAAAAATATTAACAATAAATAAAACAAATATTTCAATATGTTAAATAGTGGTTTTGTTAATGTATTTTTTAAATTATCGAAATTTATAGAATCTTTAGACTCTTTAGAATCTTTAGACTCTTTAGAATCTTGAGTAGGAGAGATTGTAGTGCCTTTATTAATTAGTTTTCTATTTGTGGCATTATAACTATTTTTGTAACGTGTAATAGTGGCATCAGTGTCTGATATATTATCCCAATTAGTATTATTCCTGTAAGCAAAAAAAAGGAAACAATATACACTAAATACTACCAAAAACAATGCCAATAAAATTTCATATTTTGTATTTTTTATAGCAAATAGATTTTGTTTCTCATTTAAATAATAAAACAAGGATAATATTAATATGATTAATATGCTAATAAACCATCTATAATATTTATGCTCTGATTGTCTCGCATCTTCGGGTTTTGTAATAAAACCGTTAACTGTTTTATCTAATATTTTTGCTAAAAATGTGCTAATGTTTTTAATAAAAAATTCTATTTTTCGCGCACTGTTATTTACAAAATCTATAAATTTTTTAGTATTATCATCTGCCATAGTTACTAATATTAATATAGAATAATATATTATTATTAATAATATATTTGTTTTGTTTTGTATAATAATAATATTATAATAATATTAATAATATTATAAATTTTCGCAAGCTGTTTTTCTACCATGACAATCTCTACATAATGCTTCCAAATTATCTATATTATTCGAACCTCCATATTCCAGTTTTATAACGTGATCTACCTCAAACCAAGCAGGTAATTGTTTTCTGCACTGTTTACAATGCCAGTTTTGAGATGCTGCAACAAATTTCTTTTTTGTTTCACTTACGCTACGTTTTGTTGAAGTATTTCCAGAATATAAAATCTTTTGTTGCTGCTTTGATAAATTATGATTGTTACTTGAAAAGGTTACTGATTTTTGAATATTGGGACTATTATATATATTATAGTTATTATTCAATTCTTTCGATATGGAGTTTGATGTAAAATCAATAATTGGGCTAATAATACTTGCTGTATTTCTATCAATTGGTAAATACTTTATATATCCATTTGAGTTTGTTACAAGATCTCTGTAATTATTCGGATCTTTTTTTATATATAAATACACACAAAGTCCAATAAAAGCAAAAAAAGCCATCTTATAATATTTTTCATATTGTTTTAGTTTATTTATTAACTTACCTTCAAAATATGTATTAAGTAATACCAGTGCCGTTATAAATAATATAAGCAGTTCAAGTTTCATATTACTATTTTATTTATAATTATATAATAAATATAAAATTAATATTAGTATGATTAATAATAAACTTCCAAAAACATATTTATGCTTAGTTTTTCGTTCCTCGTTCTTTTTAAGTTCTTTTAATTTATAATGCTCATAATATTTATTTAAAGCATCATAATATGATACTTCTGGATTACCTAAATAAATATTTATCTTGTTATGTATAAAATGTGTCCATTTTATAAATGATTCCCTTGAATCTAAATAAGGTGTTACAGGATATGCGTCTAAAAATTTACTAAATACATTTCCTATATCGGGAACAGGTATAAATAAGGGAATATTTGTTATTAGGTCATAATATTTTTTCTTTGTGCTTTCATTCACGTTCAATGGGTATGATAATGCTATTGTGTATAATACAAACCAATAATGAGGACCCCATATATCAGGATTAAATACATTTGCATTATTCATTATATTTTTAATATATAATAGATTTTATTATAGCATATTATACATATTATACATATATACGTGTTAGTAAAAGTTAAAAATAATATATAAAAACATAGTTACTATATAATTAACAATATATAATCTATAATGAATACAAAAAAATTTATCTTTTGTAATAATTGCGGTAAGCTCGGTCATTTATTTCATCAATGCAAAGTTCCTATTACAAGCATTGGTATTATTCCTATAAGGATTACAAAAAAATTAAATACTATTACAAATAAATTAGAAAATAATATTGAGATTTTCATAATCAAACGCAAAGACACGTTATCATTCGTGGATTTTATGCGTGGAAAATATTCCATAGAAGATAAAAATTATATCACAAATTTATTAAATAATATGACAATAAATGAGCGACAATTTATATTAAATAATGAATTTGATAGTATATGGCAATATTTATGGAATTATAACACGAATAATTCTTATAAAAACGAAGAGAAAACATCTAGAGCAAAATTTATGATTCTAAAAAATGGATATTCAAATATTTTAGAAAGTTATGATTTAGAAAGTTTGATAAATTTATGCGATAAAAAATATACTGAACCTGAATGGGGATTTCCAAAAGGACGCCGTAACTATCAAGAAAAAGACATAATTTGTGCTCTTAGAGAATTTGAAGAAGAAACAGGATATGAGAAAAAAGATATTGCTATTATTAACAATATTGTTCCATATGAAGAAATATTTAGCGGTTCTAATTATAAATCATATAAACATAAATACTTTATTGGTATAATTAACAATAATTATATTCCTAAAAATAATTATCAAATTTATGAAATTACCGAAATTAAATGGGTATCTATCGATAATGTATATAATTATCTTAGAGAATATAATTATGAAAAAATTAATATTATAAATTATTTAAATAATTTATTAAAAACTTATAAACTATATATTTAATATATAGCAATGGATTTTTTATCTAATTTATTAGATCCAAAAGAAGAAAAGGTAAGCAAAGATAAATCAAACATACAACAAGAAGGACAAGAAGAGGTAAGCGTAAGCGAAGCAAATGAAGAAGAAGAAGTAGAAGAAGTAGAAGAAGCAGAAGCAGAAGCAGAAGCAGAAGCAGAAGCAGAAGCAGAAGCAGAAGCAGAAGCAGAAGAGGAGGAAGAGGAGGAAGAGGTAAACGAAGCAAATGAAGAAGAGGAGGAAGAGGTAACTGAAGCAAATGAAGAAGAAGAACAAGAAGAGGAAGAAGACGACGAAGACGATGACGACGACGAAGAAGAAGAGGAAGAAGAAGAGGAACCAGAAGAACCAGAAGAAGACGAGGAAGACATTGAAAATATGGAAGAAGATATTTCTAATGAAGAAGAAGAAGAAGAAAAAATAGAAGAAAAAAAAGAAGAAAAAGAAATAGAAGATAAAAAAGAAGAAATAGAAGAACCAGGTGCTGATGCCGGCGATGATGAAAACATTGAAGAGGCAGAAGAAGGAGATGATCCAGTAGAAGAGGTTCAACAAATTAATGAACTTGGACAAGGAAAAATAGCTGATAAACAAACGGCACTTCCAATAGAGAAAGCCGCACCTATAGCACCGGTTTCGCAAGTTTCTTCTCCAGATTCACAAGTAGTGTCTCCAGATTCACAAGTTTCTTCTCCAGATTCGCAAGTAGTGTCTCCTGATTCACAAGTAGTGTCTCCAGATTCACAAGTATCTTCAGAAACACAAGATACAAGCGTTATTCAAAATGAAAAACAATATGTGTCAAAAGAAAAGAATAATTTATATTTAGCATCGCTATTTAGAGAGAATATAAATAAAATAAGCATAGATAAGTCGGAATTGGCAGGATTAGAAAGTCAGGTTAATACAAAAACAGATTTAAAATACTATTTAAACGCTATAGAATTATTAAATGCAAAGGAACTGAAAAATCCTTTAAATACGCATTATAAATATTTGTATCCGCACCACGATGACGAATTTTTTAATATTAAAATAGCAAATAAGAAAGAGTTTATGGAAAATAAACTAAAAATAAGTATTGACGCAGATTTTGAGAAACAAGCTAATGAAATATGTAATAAAGATTTTGAATTGGCTCCATATCAAAAATTCATTAAAAACTTTTTATCAATACATACACCTTATAACGGACTGCTATTATTTCACGGTTTAGGAACAGGTAAAACGTGCTCAGCAATAGGTGTAGCGGAAGAAACACGCAAATATTTACAATATATGGGTTATAATGATAGAATTATTATTGTAGCCTCTCCAAACGTACAAGAAAATTTTTATTTACAATTATTCGACGAAACAAAATTAGAATTTAATAACGGATATTGGACAATTAATAATTGCGCAGGTCAAAATATATTAAACGAGATTAATGTGATGCAAAAAGATTTATCACGCGAAAAAGTGATAAAAATAGTAAAGAACATTATATCAAATTATTATTTATTTATGGGTTACACTCAATTCGGTAATCTAATAATGAAAAAATCTAATATATCGAATCAATTATTTGAAAATGATCCAAATAATAGTAAGAAAAAAATGATGATTAAAAAAAAGCTGCAAAAATATTTCAATAATAGATTAATTATAATTGATGAAATACATAATATTCGGCAGTCTAAAGATAATAGCAATAAATTGGTATCTAATGAGTTAATGAATTTAGTTAAAAATGTTAGCAATTTGAAGCTAATATTTATGTCAGCAACACCTATGTTTAACGACTTTAAAGAAATCATTTTTTTAGTAAATATATTAAATATGAATGATAATAGGTCAAAAATAGAGCTTAAAGACGTGTTTAATAATGATGGAAGTTTTGTTGTAAATAGTAAAGGCGAAGAAGTAGGTCTTGAATTATTTAAGAGAAAGATAAATGGTTATGTTAGCTATGTTAAAGGCGATAATCCATTAAGTTTTCCATTTAGAATTTTGCCGATGAATTTTTCAGAAGCAAGAAGTATACTTAATGTTAAATATCCCGAATTAAAAATTAACGGCGTTAGCTTAAGTGAAAAAATAGAATTATTTGATATATACGTAAATAAAGTATCACCGTTTCAAGAGTTTGTATATAATATTGTCCTTAAAAATAATATCTCAAAGTTTGACGAAGAGAAAATTAATGCAATGGAAACATTTGGATACACATTATTACAAAAACCATTAGAAGCTCTAAATATGGTATTTCCTAATAGTAAATTAGAGAATTATTTTAAAGAAAAAATGGAGCTCTATAAAAGTATTCAGGATGTTATTGCTAATATTGATATTGAAGAAATAAACGGACTTATTAATATTAGAGATTGTGTAGGAAAACAAGGCATAAATAATATAATGAGTTATCAAGAATCACAGGCACCAAAATCAAGATATGGATACAAATTTAAAGGTGAATTTGATAAAACCAATATATTTGATTATGATGTTATAGAGAAATATAGTACTAAGATTAAATCCATATTAGATGCGCTATTTAATTCACAAGGTCCTATTATTATATATTCTCAATTTATTGACTCGGGTCTAATACCTGTTGCGCTTGCGTTAGAATCGGCAGGTTTTACTCGTTATGGAAGCAACAAATCTTTATTTGCTACTCCACCAAGTGAAGAGTTAGACGTAAATACTTATAAGAAAAAGTCCGAATTTGGCAAAGAGGGGCGCTTCAAAAGTGCAAAATATGTTATTATTAGTGGAAACAGCAATATTTCTCCTGACATAGTAAGCGATCTAAAGGCTTGTACTGATACAAATAATATTAACGGCGAAATTGTGAAAGTTATTCTCTTATCAGCAGCAGGAAGTGAAGGATTAGATTTTAAATATATTAGACAAATACATATTTTAGAGCCTTGGTATAATATAAACAGAATTGAGCAAATTATTGGTAGAGCAATAAGAACGTGCAGCCATAAAGATCTTCTTCTTGCTGAGCGAAATGTTCAAATATATATGCATTCTACAATGTTATCTAATAATAATGAGTCAGTAGATTTATTTATTTATAGAAAAGCGGAGGAAAAAGCCAAAGTAATTGGAACGGTTACGCGTGTACTCAAAGAGCATAGCATAGATTGTTTACTTAATTATGAGCAGCAAAAATTCGATGAGAAATTTTTGAATAAAGAATTAACTATTACTCTTTCTGACAATTCATCAATTAAATATTCAATAGGCACTAAAGCATATAGCGCTTTATGTGATTATATGGCCGATTGTAGATATTCATGTAAACCTTCCAACGAAGACTATAACAAAATATATGGGGCAAACGCAAAATTAAACAGTTCTTCGTATAACGAAACATTTTTAAAAACAAATAACGAAGTTCTTATAAAAGCATTGAGAGATTTGTATAAGGAAAAATTCTTTTATACCAAGAATGATATTATAAAGCACATTTTAACATTTAAAGAATACCCTTTAGAGCATATAAATAATGCTCTTAATGAGTTGGTTAATAATGAAAATATACTTATATCAGATAAATATGATAATTTGGGTAAACTAATAAATGTCGGCTCCTTGTATATTTTTCAACCTCAAAATTTGAATAATGATGCCACAATATTTGAGCGCACTAATGCGTTAATAACAAAGCCCAATGACTTAAAATTCAATATTTCAGAAACGGTCGAATTAGACGAAACTACTAAAGCAAATGTTTCAATGAAAGAAAAAAAGCCATCACTAATTAAAATGTATTCAAATAATGATCTTACTAATTTGTCAGAGTCTAACAAAGAAGTCGTAAGATCCAGTATAACGGAATTAGAAAATAATTATAAATATATAATTACTCATTTTCAACCCGCTAAAGGTGTTAAGACTATTAAAGACAATAAATATATTTTTTATGGTAAAATAATGGATATTTTGAAGGAGAAAAAGGTAATATCAAACGCAGAGATTCATAATATAGCAGTTAATATATTACTTGATGATTTAGATTTTAATAATTGTGTGTTGCTTGTTATTTACTTATTAAATAACAGCTATAATAAAGAGAGCAAATTCAATAAACAATTATTGAGTTATTTTAATTCAAAAATTGTAACATCCAACGATGGAAAAACCAAAGCATTAATAATAGCTAACAAAAGCGAATTTAGAGATTATACGTTATATATAATTAAAAATATAAGTGATAAATTACAACCTCCTAATATTATTTTAATAATTGGTGAATTTGAGGACTATAATGATTTTGATAAAGTTATTGCTACTAATAAAATTACGCCACAGGAAGTAGCGCACGTTATTGGAATTTTATCAGTTAATAAAAAAATAACAAAAGAATTAGTTACTGAATTTAAAATAAAAACTGCAACAAATAAAGGTGCAAGATGCGACCAAGCTGGAAAAGCAAACACAGAAAAAATCTTTACTTCTTTAGATGTTCAAGAAGACGTGATTGATACATTAAAATCTTTAAATCAAAGTTATTTTTGTGCTGCTCAAGAGATATTCTTTAGGTTATATGATATGCGGAAAAAAGATGGAAAGCGTTGGTTTTTTAATCTCTCTGACGCAATTATTAATAACTTATAAATTTTTTCTTTTTCGAATATAAAGTTCAATTTGTTTATTTATTTATTTATTTATTTATTTATTTATTTATTTATTTATTTATTTATTTATTTGTTTATATAATTGAAATAATTTTAAAGATTAAATTGATTATATATATTAATACATAATGTCTAAAATACAAACTCGGAAATCTCTTCCTAATAAAACAATTTTAGATAATTCGCATATATTTATGCGTTCTTTATTAACACAGAAAATTGTGTTAAGTTATAATGAAGTAAATAATAATATTTATAATATTTTAGAAGCTAAAATCAAAAATTTTAATGAAAATAAATGTATAAAGGAGGGGTTTATTAAAAATAATACAGTAAAGTTACTCACATATTCGAGCGGTGAATTATTTGGAAATAAAGTTTTATTTGAGTGTGTTTTTGAATGTTTAATTACAAATCCTGTAGAATCAACCATCATCAATTGTATTGCCAAATCGTTAACAAAAGTAGGTGTTCGTGCTGAATTAGTCCTTGATGATGGCTCGTGTCCGTATGTAATTTTTATAGCACGCGATCATCATTATAATAATGAAATGTTTTCGCATATAAAAGAAAACGATATTTTACAAGTTAGAATTTTGGGTCAGCGCTATGAATTAAATGATAAATTTATTAGTGTAATTGCTGAACTAATAAGTATTAATAATTATGAAACATTAAAAAAGGATTTAAAGAAAATGGACAAGGAATCATATATGTTATCTGAAACGTTTCCTGTTCAAGATACATTACCGGCACAAGATACATTACCGGTAAAAGATACATTACCGGTAAAAGATACATTACCGGTAAAAGATACATTAGTACTTAAGCAATCAGATAACAAATTAAAAATTAAAGTACCTAAAACTCTTGCTGAAAATATTAAAAAATATAATGTATAAAGTTGATATAATATTAAAAAGTATTTAATAATATTAATTAAATACTTTTCAATAATATGAATGACAATGCAGACAATGCAGACAATGCGGACATTACAGACATTACAGACAATGCGGATAATATAAAAAATATAACCTTAAAAACGAATATAATAGATTCTGTAAATAACGAGAATAATATACAATCGAGTGACTTAAGCAAGTTATGTAAATCGATTGAAATGCTTGAATTTTTTCATCACATTGAAATAGGTAAAATATTAAAATTAAACAATGTTTATTTAAATGAAAATAGTAATGGTATTTTTGTGAATTTAAATAAAATTTCACCTAAAACATATAAGGAAATTTGTAATTATATTGATTTTGTTAAAAAACAAGAAAGTGAAATTAATAAAGATGAAAAATTGAAAAGAAATTTGCAAACAACATATTTTAAAGATAATAAAGACAAATAATACTATTTATTAAATGTTATGTTTAAATAAAGAAGAATTATTACAAAATATTAATTTAGATGAATTAAAACAATATATGTTATATGATTTAAAGAGCAACGAAACTACAAATACAACTATAAATACAAATACAAATACAACTACAAATACAAATACAAATATTATTGAAAAAATGGCTGTTCCAAGAAGTCAAATACAAATAAAATATACCAAAAAATTTAGTAAATATTATGAACCAATTAAGATTAATAATTCTAAAAATTTTGCTGACAAATTATTTTGGGTATTTTATAAACTATTGAATAATTTTACTAATAGCGATTTAGAAAACATAAATTCATTCAAAACTATGAAAGATTTTAAAATCAATTGTGTAGAGAAGATTAGGCTTCAGAAAAATATTTTGAAAGAATTTAAAATACAAAGAATGTGTGTCGAAGATGATTTAACAAATAATGAGAAAATTAGTTTTAAAACATTTCATGCCTTATGTATATTATATTTAATAAATGTAATTGTAATAAGAGATAATAACACTTATTGCGTATTATGTAGTAATAATGATGAAAAAGTTATCAATATTAAAAATTATAAACTAATAGAAATTTCAAATATTAAAATTAGCGAAGCATTTAACAATTTTGATGTTGAATTAGTCTCATATACTGAAGAAGAACTGCAAACTATTTTAAAAAGTTATTATAATATTGAAAGTATTGAAAAACCAATTAAAGCGTTTAGTAGTTATAATTTAAGCGATTTAACAAATATAGCTATTAAATTAAGCATAACGATTTTTGATGAGCATGGTAAGAAAAAGAAAAAGCAAGATTTATACGAGAATATAATTAAGAAACTGACTTAAAGACAAGCAAGGCAACTAATATGAGGGTTCCATTTTTTCTCTGTTATATTAGTTCATTGAGTTATTATTTTTTTCATATTTTTTTCATATTTTTTTTCATATTTTTTCCATATTTTTAACAAAATTGATATTATTTATTATTAATAAATAATAAATAATAAATACTATTATATATTAATTATGAGTAAAAGCAGAGTAACTAATAACACAGTAACTAATAATACACAAGAAACTAAGCCTAAAGAAACTAAGCCTAAAGAAACTAAGCCTAATGAAAGTCTTAATGACGAACTTAGTGAGAAATTTGTAAAATATATTGATATATATTTATCCAGTTATGCGCGATTTCCTGAAAATATACACCCTGAATTTGAGGTTCGCTTTGGAACAAAAAAAATTAAAAATATAAATAAGGTCGAATTTTATAATATTATAAAAAGCCTTCTTAACTATGATTTTAAATTAAATAATGAAAATTATCAGTTAAAAATTATGAATGCAAGCAATTTGTCTAATATTAGAACACAAATAACAGGACTACCAAATATACAAAGCTATTGCAAATTGAACAATTTTTCTGGAATTTTAGACGAACAAAATCTCTCTTTTGTTCAAAAAGACTATTTCAAAAATGACAAAATTATGCTATATCCTTTAGATTTTGACGATTATAATTTCCGCGTGTGTTATCAAGTAGAGCAAAACTTTGCACTAACACACAGTTCTATAGAGGAACTAAAAGATAAATGGAATTCGATTAAAAAAGTATTTAGATACATTAAGCGTTATGAATACAAACATCCACAATTACCATTCTTAGTTCATTGCAGTATTGTGAAAACATCTAAAACACACGAAGGTAAATTTATTGAACAATTTAACATTAAAGATTCAGAGGTCTTTAATTCATTGGAGAACTTTGAAATAGAGATTGAATTAAATAATGAATTTATTAGCTTAAATAAATTAGCCGCAAGCAAAGAATTTTTATATACTAATTTGCGAAAAGTTATTAAATATATTTTAATTGGATTACAAGATACCAATTATCCTGTTACTATTAGCGAGATTAATAATATGAGTCAAGAATATTTGAAATTAATAAAAGGCTCCGACTATAAACAACATATGACTATTAATGTTAAAGATCATATTGGTCCTTCCTCATCCACTTTACAAATGATCAATCTTTTACCTGAGTCAGAAATAAACGATACTAACAGTTCTATTCCCAATATTAGAAACAATTATACAGTAACAGATAAGGCAGATGGAACAAGAAAATTATTGTATATTTCACCTGACGGGCGACTGTATTTTATTCCTAATACTGTAAATTTTCAATTTACAGGATGCTATACTGAGAAAAAAGAACTTTTCAATAGCATTATAGACGGTGAACACGTATTACATAATAAGCAAGGCGAATTTATAAATATGTATGCTTGTTTTGATATATATTATTTAGGCGGAAAAAATGTTACAGGACTGCCATTTATTAAAGTACATAAGCTGGCAGTTATTGAAGATGCTAATAGAGAAGATAAAAGCATAAAAGAAAATCCCGTTGCTTATCGTCTTAATATATTAAATAGTGCTATTAAAATAATAGAACTAAAATCAATTACAAACAATCCAAATATACATCTTAGAATAGTTGTCAAGAAATTTTACGGCACTGAAATATTTGATGGTTGTAGTGCAATTTTAAATAATATTAAAGAAGGATTATATGAATATAATACTGATGGATTAATTTTTACACCAGCAAATACAGGCGTTTCAAGCACCCAAACCGGTATAGTCGCTCCAAATTATAAAAATACGTGGGTACAATCATTTAAATGGAAACCACCTGAATACAATACTATTGATTTCTTGGTAAAATTTAAAAAAAATGAATTAGGAGCAAATTTTGTAGGCACATTAAATAATGAAGGGCAAGATCTAACTTCATATAACCAAATACAGAGCTATTATACATTAATATTAAATATAGGATTTGATGAGAGAAAACACGGCTATATTAATCCTTACAATGATATTATTAACAATAGCATTAAGCGTTATAATAAAGATAGCTATGCAAATAATTATAAACCAGCGCGCTTTTATCCAACTAATCCCAATGATATAAACGCAGGACTATGTAATATAATGGGTAAATTAGACGAGTCTAATAATCTCAAAATTTATACAACTGAAGGCGAGGAAATAGAAGACAATATTATTGTTGAGTTTGCTTATAATGTTAATAAACCTGAGTTCTGGAAATGGGAACCTCTTCGCATTCGTTATGATAAAACAAGCGAATTGCGCTCTGGAGGTAAAAATTTCGGCAATGCTTATCACGTAGCTAATGCAAATTGGCAATCAATACATAATCCAATAAGCGAATCAATCTTAACATCAGGTAATGGAGTAACAATCAATGTTGATGAAGATGTTTATTATAATAAATTTTCTAAAACATCTGAAACAAAGTCGCTGCGCGATTTCCACAATTTATATGTTAAAAATATGTTGATTAATAAAGTATCAAAATCTGGACATTCACTAATAGACTATGCAGTCGGTAAAGGTGGTGATTTACCTAAATGGGTAGCTGCAAATCTAAATTTTGTATTAGGTATAGATGTTAGCAAAGATAACATTGAAAATAGATTAGACGGCGTATGTGCTCGTTATTTAAATTATGCGCAACAACTAAATATTATACCGAAAGCATTGTTTTTACATGGAAATAGTATTTTTAATATTAAAGATGGCTCCGCATTCTATGATGATAAAACGAAGCAAATTAGTAAGGCTCTTTTTGGGGAGGGAACAAAGAATGAAGTCATGTTAGGAAAAGGAGTATATGCTAATTATGGTATTGCTAAAAACGGATTTAACGTTAGCTCTATTCAGTTTGCTATTCATTATATGTTCGAAAGTGAAGTTAAATTGAATGGATTTATTAAGAATGTAAAAGAATGCACAGCATTAGAAGGCTATTTTATTGGAACTTGTTATGATGGACACAAAATATTTAATATGTTAAATTCTGTAAAAATTAACGAATCTATTAGTATATTTAAAAATAATAACAAAATATGGGAACTCACTAAAAAATATGAAGCCGCTGATTTTATTGATGATGAAACCTCATTAGGTTACGGTATTGATATTTATCAGGAAACAATTAACAAAACTTTCAGAGAATATTTAGTAAATTATAAATATTTGTTGCGAATTATGGAAAATAATGGCTTTGTATTATTAAGCGAAACTGAATATAAGCAATTAAATCTACCTAATTCAATGGGTAATTTTGAGCAATTATATAATTTTATGAAGATGGAAGTTGAGAAAACTCCATATTTGGAGAAAAAATTTGGCAGTGCTTTAAATTTAAGCGCAGAAGAAAAGCAAATTTCATTTTTAAACAATTATTTTATATTCAAAAAAATAAGGAATGTTGAATATGAATCAGATGAACTAATTAGTAAAAAACAGGAGGCGCAAGAGAAGGATGTAATAGACGCGTCTATTAAAGAATTTGATATAATTGACGCTAATTTAGAGACTAATATCAAGGAGACTATTGATCTAAAATCTAAAAAATTAGCTGAAAAATATTTACAGGAAAATCAGATTTTAGATCAGCAAATACAACAATCAGAAGTTAAGAAACCCTCTGCTAAAATCAAATTATCACAAGACGAAAAAAGGAACTTAACAGAGCAAACCAAAAAACTTAAGCTTGAAGAAAAATTGAAAAGCCAACAAGAAAAGCAAGCACTAAAAGAACTTGAGAAATCTAAAAAAGCAGAAGAAAAGAAATTACAAAAAACACAAACCAAGAAAGCTTAGACCTAAGAAGAATATGTATAAAATATAAAATATAAAATTGATTCTCTCTTTCTCTCTATTTCTCTATTTTTTATTCCATTTTTATAAAACATTTATATAATTTTATAATTATATAAACATTTAAAACTATATTATGTTAGTAGCAAAACCATTTTATGACATATATCAACTTACCTAACTTAAACAATCTAAATTTAGATTTTAATATAATATATAAAAACGACTTAAAAAGCTGCATACTAAAAAAAGAGCTTTTATTGTGTAATTCATTGCATAATTATTTACTTATTTTAAAACAATCAATAGATGAATATAGTGAATATTGGGATATTATGAAAAAAATTACTAATCCATATGAATATATACATACTATAGTTCCTAATCATAAAGTATCTTTATGCAAATATAAACCATTATCAAGATCCTTTTTCAAAATGATAGAAATGATAAATACATTTGATTTTTTAAATGATAGAACTCCAATACAATCATTTCATTTGGCAGAAGGTCCTGGGGGATTTATTGAGGCTTTTAATTATAAAAGAAAAAATACAAATGACGTTTATTATGGTATGACTTTAATAAATGACAATATTAATATTCCATCGTGGAAAAAAGCCTCACATATATTAAACTCTAATAAAAATATTAAGTTAGAATATGGTGCCTCTAAAAACGGCGACCTATTTTTAAAAGAGAATTTAATTTATTGTAATAAGAAATATGCTAAGTCTATGGATTATATTACAGGCGATGGTGGATTTGATTTCTCGTCTGATTTTAATAATCAAGAAGACGTATCTTTTAAATTAATATTATCGCAAATTTTTTATGCATTAATTATGCAGAAAAAAGGTGGTCATTTTGTCCTTAAAATTTTTGACATATTTAAAATAAAAACTATAGAAGTTATATATTTATTGTGTAACTTATATGAAAATGTATTTATATTTAAACCCAATACAAGTAGAAGTGCAAATTCTGAGAAATATATCATTTGTAGAAATTATAAAAATAATAATAAGAGAATAATTTCTAATATAATAGAGAACTTTGACATCTTGATTAATCAAGTAGAAAATATTTATAGCTTATTTAATATTGAATTTAATCAATTATTTATTACGAAATTACAAGAAATTAATGCTATATATGGCCAACAACAATTAGAAAATATTAAAAATACGCTTGGTTTAATACGCGAATTAAAAATGTTAAATATTGAATATAATTTACTTAATTATAATAATTATAATGGAATCCTAAAATATTTAAATATATCAAATAAGATTTATTCACATACTATAGATAATAATGATATAGAAAAGAATGATGTAGAAAAGAATGATGTAGAAAAGAATATTATAGAAAAGAATGATGTAGAAAAGAATGATATAGAAAAGAATATTATAGAAAAGAATGATGCGATTGATAGACATATTGTAAAAAATAATAGTTATGATATAATTATTCCAGAAAGTCTGGATTTTGATTTAGTAGATTTTGAAAATTCTATAGATAATATTAGTATTATTAAAAGTACTAAAGATCATACTATAAGCACTAAAGAAATATTTATAAATAAATATTTTAATAAATTGAATATGTTAATAAATATTAATATGCAAAAATCAATAAATTGGTGTAGAAAGCACAATTTTACTGTAAATAAGGAATTTTTAAATGAATGAATTTTTAAATGAATGAATCTTTAAATGAATGAATCTTTATCTTAATATATTAATTCGTTTACGACGAATTTTTGTTGGTTCATTAATACATCCATAACACGCAGGAGATTGTAACACTTTAGTTAATTTTTCACATTCAGCCAATGACATATTAGGAGGACAATTGTTAATATTCGATTTTTTAGGACAATCTATACAATCATATTTTAAACTTGTTATTCTTGCACTCGAGGTGATTGGTCCTTGCGTTTGATACTTTGTATTAGATGGATTATATACAACACAATTTGAAGTACAATCAAAATGTGAAAGTCCTCGCGATGGTAGATTTTGTATAAATGTCTTATTATTTTTATATAACAGTTCTCTATGCGACGAAGAATACTCTGTAGAAAGTTTTGTAGTTCCTGGTTTAATTACTAATGCTGATGGATTTAATGAGGTACATATTACTTTATTTAAATTCTCATCATAAAATTTATCACTATTTAGTATTTTACAATCACTGTTATTTTGTATATATGTTATTGTGCTTGAGTTAATATTATTATTAGGATCATCACAATAACTATTGTTATTTGAGTTATTTTGTGTCAAATTCTGTGTCACTATGTTATTTCCTGGTTTATCCATGCTTCCTATTAAAGATAGATTGCTAAATGTATTTTTTTTAGAGTCTAAATTTACATATTGCTTCCTATAGTGTTTAATAGGGTTAGCATTAAATCTATATTTTTTAACAGGACAATCTTCGCTCCAAGGGGCAGTTATATTTGTATTGTCTGGTATTTCATTTTTAATATTTTTAGGAATAATTGTTACATTGTTATTAGAAGAGGCTTTCCACGATATATTTGGTTGTATTTGATTAAAAAATAGTTTCATTTATATTATATATAAAATTATATAATATAAAATTATAAAATATATAATATAAAATATAAATTTATATAATATAAAATATAAATTTATATAATATAAAATATAAATTTATATAATATAAAATATATATGAGAACAAAAATACAAGTACCATTTAAGATATATGAAAAATCATTTGCTCTTATAGTAATATTATTATTAGCATTACTAATAGTTTATTTTATTAATACTTATTCAAATATTATTGAAGGTATAAGTGTTAATGCTGACCAAAAAAAAAATAATGAAAACACAAAAAATAGAGTAGAATCTGATAATAAACAAAAAGAAGCCGAACATAGGTCAACAAACCAAGATGCAAGAAATACAAAAATGATAAATAATATAGAATAATATAATTAGCTAATTATAAAATATTATAACTAATATTGTTGTTTTTAGTAAATATTAATATTAGTAAATATTAATATATTAATATATTCATTTAATTATATATATACTTAAATGCCAAGTAGTGATCCTAATAAGTGTATTTCGAAAGGGTTCGGTATTCAACATCCATATTCTTATTGTATAAAACCATCGGAAAAAATGGTGGGTCCTATGGTTACAAGCGACCCATTGAGTATGACTAATACAGGGAATGTATTATCAGGATTAATGAATTATGTTGAGTATTTAACATTAGATGCTACACCAGGTACAGCTGATGAATGTTTAAACAATCAGAGTGTTGGACTTATTGGTAATAGATATATATTAAAAACAGATATAAAATGTAGAGTTGTAGATCCAGTTACAGGAACAATTTCTGGAGAAGCATATTTACATAAATATATGAATAATGCTGATACTATTGGAGGTATACTAACAGGAGGAAGACCTCAAAATGACGTAAATGGACTAATACCATCAACCTTCGCAAGTGCAGGAAAAATAGGCGGTAGTGTGAGTAATATTATGACATCATTTACAGGAAGTACTAAACCTTATTGTATGGCTGTTCAATTAGATTGTCATGTGATTGATTCTAAAAATGACGCAAATAGTTATAGCGGAACAAGTCCTTATGTACATTTATCTTTAGATGATATTGAAGATATAGATGTAGCTCTCTTTACTGGTGAAAAACGCAAACCACAGATACCACCCACCATTAGCTATGAATCTTTTACTAATTTAAATATTTTCAATAACAATAATATAAGTGAAAATATAATATATCAAAATATGGATAAAATACAAGGAGCATCAGATTTTGAAAGCGCGCTGAATGTAGTAAATTTCCAAGATGAATTTTTAGTAAAATCGTATTATATAGGGTTCTCTATTTTTATAATAATTATAATATTCAAATTATTAAATAAGAAATAACAGTTAATTTTTATTAATTCATAAAATTGTATACTAAATTGCTTGCGTTGTTATTTGTTACTTCGCCTGCTAATATACTATCTTCATATAATTTCCGCAATACATCATTGGGGGCTTGAGAACCAAGTTTTATAAGATTCTTAGTGCGTAAATAATTTTTAACTTCTTGAATTGGTTGCTGCTTTAGTTGAACAACCTCTTGTTTAATTCTTTTTTGTGTTTCTCTATTTTTTACCAATAAACCTATATGTTTGCTCCCGTTTTTTTTCCCTAAAGTATATTTATATGTTCTTGTTATTCTATTTATTTTTGGAATATGCAAATCAATAGTATTCTCACTTGAAGAAACTATTGTATTAGATGGCGTTGTATCCACGCTAATATCTGAGAGAGTTGTTTCTTTAGCTTCATTAGCTTCTTTAGCTTCTTTAGGTTCATATGAATATATTATAGGTTTTACTTGAGGCTCTATATATGTTGTTTGTATTTCTTGAGGTTCTTCTTTAATTTTTAGTTGAATTGGTTGAATTGGTTGAATTGGTTGATTTTCTATATTAATGTTATTATCTAATATAGGATCTTTACATTCAAAATATTTATTATTACCCAAATCAATGATTAATCTTTTTCCAGGATTAGTTGTATTGTTTTTTTGTGTTCTATTCGCTTCTCTAAAAGTTGGTAATGTTCCATTTTTTAAGCAACCGTGTGTGGGTGTTTTTACTTTTACATTATTATACATAAGACTGTCTTTAGGTAATTCTATATTTACATCTATATGTGGGACTGCCTTCATTGATTTATTACGAATTGCCTTCTTTTTTTTCGATAATTCATGTAAAAATGTGAGAGATTTGTTAAATTCTCTTTCAAAATCGGTATTGTTAGTTTCATCTGCACTAAATAAATTTGTGTCTTGCTTTGCTAAATTGGTTTCTTTATTTTTCTCTTCATTATACGTTGCTGTTTCTTTAGTTTTTTGATAATCTTTCACTCTTTTCAATAATTCCTTTTTTAATTTATTAGTTTTCATTGAACTATTTTTATCATCAACCGGTTTTATTTTCTTCTCTTTTTTTGAACTTTTTTTATCACGGCCAAATTTGAATAATGCAGGATTTATTTTTAATATTTTTGGTGATGACATATTAATTTTATTTTATTATTTAAAATAGTAATAATATTTAAAATAATAATAATTAACCAAATTTTATTTAAAAATTGATTTTGATTTATTAATTAGCAGTTAGTAAGTATAATTATAATACTATGGATTTTAATACTCCTAAATCGGATGTGGATGTTCCTAAATCGGAAATTCCTTGGGTCCTCATCGAATCGTATTTTAAGCATAAACATTTAAAACAGTTAGTTAAGCATCAATTGGAGTCATATAATTATTTCGTAAATAATCAAATTCAACAAACGATTGAAATGTTTAATCCCTTAAATATTTGTTCCGATCATGATTATATCAAAGAACATAATTTGCACAGATTAGAAATCGAAATTACATTTGAAAACTTTTCGATATATCGCCCTCAGATTTATGAAAACAACGGATCAACAAAGATTATGTTTCCACAAGAAGCGCGATTACGTAATATTTCGTATTCATCGGCTATGACAATTGATTTAAATATTAAATATACTGTTCGCAATGGTGAAAATTATAATAATGTATTAAATTATCAAAAGAAAATTAAAAATGTGCATATTGGAAAGCTTCCAATTATGTTAAAGTCTGATTTATGTGTATTAAATCAATACAAACATTTAGATCACAATGAAACAGGTGAATGCTATATGGATCCAGGAGGATATTTTATTATTAACGGTTCAGAGAAAACTTGCATTAGTCAAGAACGTGCAGCCGAAAATCAAATTTATTGTTATAATATTGAGAAAAATAACAATAAATGGTCGTGGAAGGCAGAAATGAAGTGTATACCTGACTGGAAATGTATTTCTCCTAAACAAATCACTCTTTACATTGCTTCCAGAAATAATGGATATGGAACTGCGATTTATCTACAAATTCCGCGTGTTAAAATTCCTATTCCATTATTTATAGTTTTTAGAGCATTAGATATTATTAGCGATAAAGAAATTTGTGAGCTAATTATGTTAAATATTGACAATGAAAATATGAAAAAAATGCTGCTTTCACTTAAAGCATCTATTATTGATGCGAATAAGTATATAACAAAAGAGTCGGCTATTAAATTTATTGTTAATAACGTAATTTATACACCAATGAATATGGATAAAGAAACCGGTACAAAGAAGAAATATGATTTTGCTATGGAAGTATTAAGCAATGATATATTTCCTCACTGTAAGACAGAAAAGCAAAAAATATATATGTTAGGTTATATGACAAATATGTTACTACAAACCTCATTCGGTTGGTTACAAGAAAGCGATCGCGACTCATATATGAATAAGCGAGTTGATTTAACAGGACCTCTATTAAATAATTTACTACGTAATTATTTCAATAAGCTTGTCAAAGATATGAAAAAGCAAATTATTCGTGAAATAAATAATGGATCTTGGAAATCGAATGATGACTACGAAAATATTATTACAAAAACAAATATTTATAAGATTATCAAATCTACAACTATTGAGCAAGGCATTAAACGTGCCTTAGCAACAGGCGATTTTGGTATTAAGCAAATTAATAGCAATAAAGTCGGTGTTGCTCAAGTATTAAACAGGCTTACATATTTATCAAGTCTAAGTCATCTTAGGCGGGTCAATACACCAATTGACAAAAGCGGTAAATTAGTCCCTCCTCGACGACTGCACAATTCGACCTGGGGATTTTTATGTCCAGCAGAAACACCAGAGGGGCAATCTGTTGGTGTTGTTAAAAATCTGGCTTATTTAGCACATATTACCATTAATTCTAATAGCTCAGGACTTTATGATTATATATTACCTATTATTCAATCGCTCGACACATATAATGGTTCATATAAAGATTTAGATAACTTTGCTAAAGTATTTATTAATGGTTCTTGGGTTGGATTTACAAGCGAACCAGAGAAAGTTTATAATATTTTAAAGGATAAAAAATATAAAGGTATTATCAATATTTACACCTCAATTATATTTAATAGCAAACTTAAAGAAATCAGAGTTTGTAATGATGCGGGACGTATTACGCGTCCATTATTAAAAGTGAAACATAATAAGATTTTATATACTAATTCACTTATTCAAAGAATTAAAGATGATGAACTAAATTGGGATGATTTGGTTGTAGGAATTAAATTGGAAGACTCGATTATTGAATATGTTGACTCATATGAACAAAATAATGCAATGATTGCTATGAAACCTGTTGATTTATTAAACAATAACAATAGCTCCGGCGCTAATCATAACAATATTTATCATTATAGTCACTGTGAAATTCATCCAAGCACTATTTTTGGAATTTTAGAATCGTGTATTCCTTTTCCTGACTCTAATCAATCTCCTCGTAATACATACCAATCTGCTATGGGTAAACAAGCTATTGGAATGTATGTAACTAATTACGATAATCGTATGGACAAGACTGCCTATGTATTAACATATCCTATGCGTCCTCTTGTAGAAACGCGTATAATGAATATTATCAAATTAAATAATATTCCATCTGGTCAGCAAGTAATAGTTGCTATTGCTAGTCATACTGGATATAATCAAGAAGACTCCTTATTATTCAATAAAGGCGCTATTGATCGAGGACTATTTTTAGCAACAATATATCATACAGAGAAAGATGAAGATAAAAAATTATTTGGAACGGAAGAAATCAGATGTAAACCCGATAAAACTAAAACCAAGAATATTAAATTTGGTAACTATGATAAATTAACTTCGCAAGGAATTATGAAAGAAAATACTCTAATTGAGGACCGCGACATTATTATTGGTAAAGTAATTCCGATTAAAGAAAATAAAAATGATTTTACAAAAAGCGTTAAATTTAGTGATGGTTCTGTTTCATATAGAACACACGAAGAAAGTTATGTAGACAAGAATTATATTGAAACAAACGGAGATGGATATAACTTTTGCAAAGTTCGTATTCGTAATTTTAGAAAACCGGTAATTGGAGATAAATTTTCAAGCCGTCACGGACAAAAAGGAACAATTGGCAATATTATTCCCGAAGAAGATATGCCTTTTACAGCAAATGGTTTAAAGCCTGATATTATTATTAATCCACACGCTATTCCAAGTCGTATGACGATTGCTCAGTTAAAAGAAACTTTGCTTGGTAAGGTATTACTTGAATTGGGCTTATTTGGTGATGGAACCAGTTTTGGAGAATTTGACATTTCTAATATTATTGGTAAGCTCAATGATTTAGGATATGAATCAAAAGGAAATGAGCTAATGTATAATGCGCTCACTGGTGAGCAATTAACAATGAATATATTTATTGGTCCTGCTTTTTATCAAAGACTTAAGCATATGGTAAATGATAAGCAACATAGTAGATCTATCGGTCCTATGGTTAATTTAACTCGACAACCAGCCGAAGGTAGGTCGCGTGATGGTGGTCTTAGATTTGGAGAAATGGAACGTGATTGTATGATTTCACACGGTGCCTCTCGATTTACAAAAGGGCGAATTTATGATGCCTCTGACGCATTTAGCGTATTTGTATGTAATAAATGCGGATTGATTGCTTCATTTAATAATAAAGAGCATATTCATTATTGTAATACGTGTGGAAATAGAAATGATTTTAAATATGTGGAAATACCATATGCTTGCAAACTTATGTTTCAAGAATTAATTACAATGAACATTGCTCCGCGAATTATGTGTGAGTAAATTTGTTTAAATAGAAAAAACTATTTATAAAAATAATTATTTAGTAATATTTTTTTTCTTTATTTTCTATTTTTCTATTTTTCTATTTCTATTTTTCTTTATTCTTCTAAAAATAAAATATAATATATATAGTAATAATATATTATGATATTTGATAAAAACTCACTTGGCGGAAAATCAAATATTGGGCAGCCTATGTTACATGGATCAATGGACGGAGGTAACGACAGGTCATTAAGTCGCAAATATTTATCACGTGCTTTTGGTAATATGTATAACAGTGGTCTTTCCTCGTCTCCATTAACTTACAGTAAAAATGTATTAGGTCCTTTTAGAACCGCTTATAACGCCGGAGATGTTATAACTAATAATAACGTTCCAACAAATATAATCTATGGACAAGAGTCTAATCAAGTAGGTGGAAATAATTTGTCAAGACTACAAGTTAGAGGTGATGGAACAAGTGGTCAAAATGGAAAAGCAATGTATTCCGGTAATCCTAAATTTGTTCATGCTGGGTCAGATTATATAAGATTTAAGAAGTTACAAGCATTAAATAAAAATTTTAACGACTGGAGTTATGGAGGTGCTAATAACTCTCAAGCACAACATGCTATAAATAGAGTTAGAAAGTAATGCATCTATTACTAATATATTTAGTATATTAAACTAAATTTATAATATTTTTTATATTTATAAATATTATAAATGGAAGTTGCTCCTATTGAAGAAGTTGCTCCAGAAGTTGTTCCAGTTCTTAACGTTATAGAAGAAGTTGCTCCTATTGAAGAAGTAACTCCAGAAGTTGTTCCGGAAGTTGTTCCAGTTCTTAACATTATAGAAGAAGTTGCTTCTGTTGAAGAAGTTGTTCCTATTGAAGAAGTTGCTCCTGTTGAAGAAGTAACTCCAGTTCAGGAAGTTGCTCCTGCTCAGGAAGTAACTCCTGTTGAAGAAGTTGCTCCTGTTCAGGAAGTTGCTCCTATTGAAGAAGTTGTTCCGGAAGTTGCTCATGTTGAAGAAGTAACTCCAGTTCAGGAAGTTGCTCCTGCTCAGGAAGTAACTCCTGTTGAAGAAGTTGCTCCTGTTCAGGAAGTTGCTCCTGTTGAAGAAG